TCAGAGCGCTGGAAGCATGCATGTGAGGACCTTGAGCCGCAGATATTCCTGGTCGCGCAGGCCGTATGCGCGCCGCTGGATGACGCGGATCTTGTTGTTGAGGCCCTCGACGAAGCCGAGCGAGACTTTGTTTTCCGGCTTGCAGTAGGCGGCGATGCCATCCCAATGCCGGTCGATCATCTCGGCGAACTTTTCAAACGGTTTGAGCCGCTGCCACTTCAAGCTTGAGCGCCAGTTCTCGAAGAAGCGCCGCGCCCAGCCCTCGCGCTCGTAGTCCCAGAGCTGGCCGAAGGCTTCCTTCAGAACGTAAGCCGTGTTCAGCCGAACGATCGATATCTCGATTGCGCAGCATCGATTGCGCAGCATCAATGCCGAGGCGCAAGCGAACACGAAGCGGATCCAGGAACTCCCATCCGAAGAAGGCGGTAAGGTCGCCCAGAACGTCGCGGCTGGCGTCGTCGGACTCTTCATTTGGCCCGTCTGGTTCGCGATGGATTTGCAAGGAGCCGCGGCAAAGGAGGTCGCAGCGCTTCAGCCTCGGCAACAGTATCTCGGCACATTGGCAGAGCAAAGGTGCGGCGCCACACCGTCGCTCCCGATCCAATCATTGCCGGCCGCCCCCCTGCGCCGACACAGCCCTACGTGGCGCCGGCTGGAACAAGCTCGAACGTCACACCGGCGGCCCACCCGACGCCTCTTACGCCTGCTTCCGCCCCGGCTTCCGGCTCGGCGCCGGTCGCGCCGCCCGCTGTTCCTCCTGTTACCCGAGAAATGGACTGCGTGGACCCGGATGGAAATCGACTTCGTGTCGTGGCAACCTCATGTCCTCCACCCTCTCGACCTGTTCAGTAGGGAGTGGTTTTCCCGCGGCCACAGAAGTTGCTCGCCCTTTGGGTCGCTTATTGGAATCAGTAGCGGCGATATTTCCACGCTGCTACTTTTATCACCATGAATGCACTTCGAAGCAACATTGAATCGGTCGCGCGTGATATTTGCGCGCGACAACTCGGCCGAACGGGAATACCGTCCGACGAGCTTCGATCCAGCGTTGACCGCTTTTGGCCCTGCATTGCTGCCGAGATTGAGGCGGGGCTTATCGACGAATCCGGCAACCTACTTCCCCATGATCTCGAACGAGGTCTGGAAGCATATCGCGACCGGTGTCGCAGGCACCCAACAGATCGCGCGCGCTGAGCCGTTCTCAAAGATGTCGATGATGTCGACCTGGTCGGCACTCATTGCCAGGTTCCGCACGCTCGCGCCCAAGACCGCATGACCTGATAGTCCGCGAGCATTTGCTCCACCGCCGCTCCCGGCGGCAGCACATCTACTTCGCCCGTCGCCCGTGCCAGGAACTCGCGGCTTTACGCCGGAACCGGCGAGCACGCCCCGTCAGAACGAGCCGTCGCGCATCCGGCCAGTAAGCGCGTCGCGATCGCGAGCACGGCAAGCCGCGGCTTTCACCTGGTCATTTCTGCGCCAACGCTTTCTCCAAAGCTGCGTTCTTCTGCATCGACCCGTTGGACGAGCCGACCCAGTACGCCACGACACTGGAGGCCATGCCGGCTAGCGTGCCAAGCAGGAGCGTGACCATATCGCGCTGATTGGCCGGCACCTCCTCCCGGATGACCAGCCACAGCATGACGGCGAAGCCCACCAACACGATGGCCGACACCAGGACGGCGCCGTAGGCGATCGGGCTCTTCGCCTCGGCCAGGCGTACCGTCTGCTCGCGAGCACTTTGCACGTCACGGATCTGGGCCAGGATGGCCTCATGCTCGATCCGCCGGGCATCGGCCTCGGCCTGGATCAGCGCCGTCTTGAACTGCAGGGCCGCGTTGGGATCACGCGCGATCGCAGCCTCAATGCCCGACGGATCATCGGTGCCAAGGATCTCGCGGGCGATGCCCGTCACCTTCTCGACCGCCGCCCCGGTCCTGTCGCCCAGGATCCACGACGCGACGGTGGGCGCCACGCCCAGCAGCAGCGGAAGCAACGGCATCATACTCCTCCATGGCGAGCATAGGCCTGGGCGATCCGGCCGGCATAGTAGTCGACCTGCCCCGGGCCGTTGTAACGTCCGGCAAAGGCGTGCCAGTCTTGGCGCCGCAGGGCATCTACGAGCACCGGATCGGCCTCGACGAAGCGCACGAAGGCATCGAGCTGGCCACCGGCGGTGTCCATCGCCGCAACCATTTCCTGCACGCTCGCGTAGCCCAGCGCCTTAAAATGGAATCCCATGATCTGGAACGCCCCCCAGCTGGTGGCCTGCCGCGCCGCGTCCCCATCGAGCGCACAGGCCGCCTCGACCTGTGCCCAGGCGCCGGCCCACGTGCCGGCCGCCAAGCCCGGCGTCCACCGGGTACAACTGATCGCCGGATGACTGTCATTGAAGCGATAGCCGGTGAGCTTGCCGAACCAGTGCGCCTCCAGGCGAACCGGCGGCCGAAGCTCGCCGGCGAGGTTCCAATGGGTCGCCCCACCCGCCTCCACCTCGGCCACCGCCTTGATCGCAGCCACGGGAACACCGAGGCGCGCCGCGGCCGCCTGGTAGTCGGTATCGCAAAAACTCATTTGTGGAACCTCTCGAACAGCGCCCAGCCCGCGGCGACCAGCACCGCGACGAGGCCGCCCAGTTTCAGGAACACGCCCAACGCCCCCTGGCCCATGTGGGCGTAGTATTCGAGGCGTGCGGTGGACTTCTTGATCTCGGCCAGGTCGTCCTTCATGTCGGCGACGACCTGCTCCAGCTTGGCCAGCCGGTCGCGCTCATCGGGGGTCATTGTCATGCGCCATGCCCAGGCGGTGATGTCACTGCAGGCCCAGCAGCGTTTTTAGCTCCGCCACGGTGAGGCCCGCGGCCACGAGCTTCTCGGCCGGTGTCCTCTCGCGGACGGGCTCCGGGGCGGCAGCTGGCGCCAGCTCATTGCCGCCGGCGATCCAGGCGAGATAGTCGCGGTAGTCGGCATTCTGTTGGTCGGCGGGGATGAAGGCGCCATCCGCGACGCGCCGGATCAGGGTCGCGCTGATGGCCCCGGTGATGGGGTCCTTGACCTGCTGGTACATGCCTAAAGCTCCGCGGCTGCGGTGAAGGTGAGATTGTCCTGCTCCGGGGCGGAGTTCATCGTCGCGTAGAGGACGACCCCGTTCACGTTCGTGGCGTGTAACGCGCCGAAGGTCGCGGTGATCGTCGGCATCGTCCGCTTCGTCACCTTGAAGCCGAACGAGTTCGCCATGTTCCAGCCCGGAGACGGGATATAGGCGGTGGCGATCGTGCCGAGGCCCGTCTCGTAGTAGCGCTGGCATCGGAACATCTCGTCGTCGACGGCGACCACTTCGAAGTCGGTAACCGCGGATCCCGGTTCCAGCTGGACCCCGCCGATCTTTAGCGTGCCCGAGGTGAACGCGCCGGTCGTGAACTCGATGGCAAGCCCCTTGTCGACATTGGCGCCGAGCGCGATCTGCACGCTGTATCGCGTGAGCGTGCTATTGATGGTGAAGGTGCCGGTGGCGATCTGCGTCTTGGTCGCAAAAGTGTCGGCCACCGTCGGGTAGTACGCTGTCCAGGTGATCGAGGTCAGCGTCGACGATGAGATCATCGCCGACAGCGTGGCCGTCGTGCCCACAAGATCGCAGATGTTGGTGGCTTCTATGCGCTGCCCCAACAGGACCTGGGTGACCGAGGCCGCCCCGGTGAACTGATAGAGGTACTGGTATGCCCCGGTCCCGGCGACACGCTGGCCGCTCACGTTGGCGCCGGTGCAGGAGCCGTACCAGCGATCGACGCAGTAGGCGACGGCGGCAGCCGCGGTAAAAGTCTGCGCTGCGCCTGTATTGCGCTGATCGGTCCGCATGGAACCGTTGATCAGGCGGTTGCGGCCGCCGGCGCCAAAGGTGATGGCGGCGCGATAGTCCGTGTAGTCGGTGCGCCATTTGGATTTAGCGGCATCCCACGACACCCGGGTCAGCCGGTTCGGCACCACCGTGAGGCTGGCACCGTTGGCACCGGCGTCGATCGCCTCGGACCCGCTGGGCGTCAGCACGACGCCATTGGTCGTCCCGCCATAGCCCAGGAACCACAGGGTCGCGCCATGCCCAAAGCTGGCGCCGGCGATAAGGGTCAATGTCCGGGCAGCGGCGGTGGTGTCGAACACCAGCACCTTGCCGACGTCATGGGCGGTGATAGTGTAGTTGGCGGCGCCCTTGTCGACCCAGAGATTGCGGGCGCTGGGCACGTAGATCGAGGCTGAGGATTCATGCCGTCCCCGCTCGACGTCGGCCGCACCATTGTAAAGGTAGTCGATGGCCCGCGTGGTGCTCCAGGCGCCGGCGTCGCTCTGGTCCAGCCAGCCGCCACCGGCGGGCAACCAGGCCGGGCGCACGGTCGCCAGGGGCGCGAGCAGGTGTTTTAGCGCGACGGCGACCGGGACGCTAAAAAGGCGGTAGGGTGTCGTGATCCACGACACCAGGCCGCCGGTCGAGCTGGCGATCAGATTGCGGGTCAGGGTGTCCGGCGTGCCGGTGGTAAAGATGCCGTAGCCGATTTCCCAGATCGTGCCGGTATCGTTGGTCGCCAGATAAAAGGCCGTGGCGCCGCTGCTGAACCCGCTGCGCCAGGTCCTGAAAGCGCCATAGCCGCCGCCCATGGAAAACGTGCCGGTGCCTGTCGTGGTGCAGCTTTCCCCGATCTTGTCTGCGAACATCGCCAATCCTCAGATGAATTCACGGAGCCGGATGGCGGCCCCGAACATGGATCCGTTGGCATTAAATGCCGGCGGCAGCGTGTAGGCGCCGCCGGCGGTAAAACATCCCTGCATGGTGAAGCGGTGAAAGTCGGTGCTGTCGCCGGGATCCAGGGCGCAGATGACGTCGCCCCACAGGCCCCGCAGGCGTTGGATTTCGGCAATGCCGTCGAAGGCCTCGCGCTTGTCGGCAGCATAGACTCGCGACCTCGGAACAGGCGTGGTCGCGCTCGGCGTCCGGCGGTCGGTGAATGTGCGACCCCACGGGGTCTGCTGCTGGACGTCGGCCGGGGCGAAACCCAGCGGCGTGCCACCGAGATCGAAGTTGGTCGTCGGCTGCCAGGCCCGGCCAAGGACCAGCCGCCCCGCCTCGAGGTACGATAGAACTGCACCGCCATCGGCGATCTCGACCCGCCAGTACTGGAACACATTGTCGTTGCTCCAGCGCAACAGGCTGGTGTGCGCCGGCCAATCCGGGGCCGCGGGCTTGACGGTCGCGGGCCACATGCTCCGCCAGCCGGTATCGATCGCGGGTGCGGCGGTGACGTTGGCCTCGGTAGCGGCGCCACGGACCCGGAACATTCCCGCGGCCGTGACGTTGGCGCCGACGATGGCGAGGGCATTGGCGGCAACGGGGGCGGCGAATGCAACATCGACATACTGCGGCGTGGCGTCGGTCGATCGCCACACCCGGCCCGGCTGGATCGTTTGCAGGTTGGTGACCGGCAACCCGTCCACCGCCGACGATGCGTTATAAGCCGCGAGATCGGACTCACGCGGCGAGAGGATGAAGAGCGCTTCGACCGCCGCCGTGAAGGACGGCGCGACATAGGCCGGCGCGGCGCCGTAGGAGACGGCGCCGTAGGGAGAAAAGCCGGACACGACCTAGCCTGCGGAACGCAGGAATGCCTCGAGTTCGCTATAGCGAAGACCGAGGCGTACCTCGCCGGTTTCCACTTCTCTCGCGAGTTCGGTTTCGCCTGACATAAAAGTTTCTGTCCTGGTGATCGCGTCGGCGCAAAAGAAGCCGTAGTCGCCGGCGTCGAGCCCCTCGGCTTCGAGCGCGGCGCGCACGTCCTCCGCGATGTAGCCAAAATGCCAGCGCGCCCGCGCCTCGCCTTTCGCGTCCACCGCATCCGCCATTTTGTAGCGGCGCACGCCGGCCTTGATTCGGGCGGCGGCACGTTTCTCCGCTTCCGACGCCTCGCTTATGTAGAGTTTTGCGTCGCGGCCCGAGGTGTTGATCGTTCCGGTTGCGGCATAGACCACCGACCAACGATAGGAGGAGCCACCACAGGTGGCCGCGTTGTCGACACCCGGCCGAAAATAACTCGAGGTCAGATCGCCGAGAGGCGTCGCATGATCGGCCTTGCGGAAGTTGTGCCAATCGGCGTCGTGGACATTGCGCGCGGCGCTCAACCACAAACACAATTGGCCTGCCACTTCGTAAACATAAGTGAACGTCGTGGAGCGACCGAGCGCTGCTATGCCGTTGATGTAGATGTAGCGATCGAGCGGCAGCATTAGGTCGCGCCCCACCGTCATGTCGCGCGTCACGACGATGTCGCCGTTATTGTCCTCGACGATCATCTTGGAGGCCGGTGCGATGAGCGACACCGTCTTGTTGCCGGCGGTAAAACTCACCGTCGCACCGGTGCTGGAAGCCAGCACGGCGCCACGCGAGATCGTGCCGGCATTGTAGGTGGCGAGACAGACCTCCCATTCGCCCGCGCTGCTGTGCTCGATGAGCACATAGCAAGTGTCTGCATTGGTGAGGACCGATGCGAAGGTCCGCATCCGCGTCGAGGCGCCCGCAAGGGTAAGCGACCCCGTCCCGGTCCCGGAGGTGGTTTCCTGGACCCGGTCGAACTTCCTGTGCGCCATGGTTTCAGCCCCAGAGTTGTAAGTTTACCGAGCCGCCGGCGGCGCCAAAACCGCAGACCAGCAGGCTCTTCGATGCGCCCCAGCCGAGGCGGCCGAGATTGTCGAACCGTGCCTTCTGGCCCACGACATCGGCCAAGGGATCCATCGACGCGACCGGCACGGTCCATCGCCGGCGCGGCACCGAGAGCAGGCGGGCCTGGCGAACGGCCTCGGCTGCCGCATCGGCTTCGTCGCGGTAGCCGCCGGCTAAAATGACTGCCGGCGATGATGGATAGTTGTTGGCGAGCCAGACGTCTTCTATGGCGGCGTAACGGCTGGGCTGGCTGTAGAGCTGGGCGTCGGCATCGGTGACAGACCCCGCCAGCACGCTCCGCGCTTGGATGGTGTAGTTGCGCCGCCAGCCGATAAAAGTGGCCCGGCGCGGCGGCAGGTCGTCGGTCATCTGCGGCTCGCCGAGCCTGGATTCCCCTGCGTCAGGTGCCGGCCACGACAGCAGCAGGGTCGGCCCGCCGTCCCCGGGGTCCTCGACCTGGCCGATGCTGAGCTGACCGTTGGGTCGCACCAGCCAGTAGCCGAGGCAGCCGGCGAGCACTTCGTTGAGCGCGTCGGCCTTGGTGACCGATTGCGACCCATCCCAATACCAACCCACGGGACCGGGCTGCCGGCTCTCGAACTGCTGGAAGGCCGAGAAGTCGATCTGCTCGGAATCCGAGAAGCGCACCGTGCCTAGCGCGGTGGCGATGCGGCGTACGATCCGGCCCCGGGTCTTCGGCCCCGCCTGGCTCTCATAGATGTCGGCGTCGCCCTGAACGTCCGCGGTGACATCGCGGGCCGGAGACGAGCCCAGGCGGAGCAGGCCAAGTGCCCTGCAGGTCGCATAGGCGCCGCCGGCGACCGTTGCCGCTGCCAGACCTGCATAGGTCGGGTAGTCGGCGCCAGCCGACAGCGCGACACCGCCGTCCCGGACGGCCGAGATCGCAGAGACCGAGGAGAACGAGACCTGCCAGATCAGCAGTGCGGCATTGATCGGCACCGGCGTGATGTTGAAGACATGGCCCGCCGCGTAAGGTTTTAGACGCCCGACCGCGACATTGGCGTCGCCGTCCAGGCCGCCGGTACCCCCGTATCGCTGGCCGTGAAGTTCCGCTGTGGCGAGCTTCCAACCCAGATCGCGCAGCCGCAGTTCCTTGTTCCTGAGGCCAGCGAGCAGCCCCGACGCCGTGAGCTTGGCCACCGGCGTCCAGGTGTAAAACGCCGCCTGCGGATCGCCGCGCCGTAGTTCGATGGCGGCGCCGTCCCATACCTTGTCCAAGAGTCCGTCGAGTTCGCCGTCGGGATCGAGCAGTTCCAGGACCCCGGCCGTCCCGTCCCCGGGGCGCGTGGGATCGGCGCCGCTAATGAGACTCAAGTCGATGTTGACCTCGCCCGTGAGCTTGCCCGGCACCCAGGTCGACGCCGGCGTGTCATCCGGCGCCGTGGAACGGCCATGCGTCGCGGCGGGATAAAAGGTCGATGTCGCGCCCTCGGTGGCAAAGACCAGCGCCGTCGGCGCATCGACGGTGCCGAAGGGATAGGGCGGGCCCGGTGTGACCGTGACGATCGAGGGATCGAAGGGCGACGCCACCAGCAACAGGCCCTTGCCCTCATGGGCGCCGAGGTCGAGCGGGTCGAGCCCCTCGTAGAGTGGAAACGCGAACGGCACGACATGGTCGATCGCGCCGAACGGCAGCGGCGGCGCACCGTACTGATAGACAACGCTGCCCACGGCCTATCTCCCGGCGACGGCGACGCGCTGCAGCTGGGCGGTGAGCCCTGCCACCATGTTCTGCAGGTTTTGCATCTGGTCGCTCTGCATCTGCACCACCTGGCGAAGCTGCTCGTTGGCCGCGAGCATGTTCTGCATCGCCGGGTCGTTCATGTTGAGCGGCGTACCCGACGTCGGGATCTGGATGGCGGCCTGCACTTCGGCGAGGCTTTGGCGGATCTCTGTCTTTATGACGTCGTATTCCGGGCTCGAGGCGAAGTACGAGCGGGCAGCCTCGGCATAGGTGGTGCCCTCGCCCGCGATCCGCTGGATGGCGGAGCTGTCGCCCGCGGCTGCCTGTGCGCGCGTCGCGATAAAGGTTGCCCCGATGGCATCGAGTTGCGTGGCGGGCGAGCTATTGGACAGGTCACCGAAGGTCAGGCGCTGGATCACCTGCTCGAGCGACGCCACGGCACCACCATAAAACTGCTCGCGCAGCTGGGCTTCCTTGCGGGTGTAATACTCAGCGACCTTCGCCATGTCGACGTAGACGTCTTTGACGTTGTCGGCGATGTACTGCGCTTCCCTCAGCCCGGCCTCGCGCTCGACCCCTAGTTTCTTCAAGGCGATGCCCAGCGGGTCGAACATCGACTCGATGTTGTCGACGAAGTCCTGGCCGTACTTGGTGTGCTGCTTCTTTTGTTCCACCTCGATCGGGGCAAGAGACAGACCGTATTCGCGGGCGCCCGCCGTAAGGGATGCAAACGAGTCGTCAATCGCCTTTAGCGCCGTCTCAGCCTCAGTCGTCTCCTTGCCAAGTTCGTCATACGTCTTGACCAGGCCGATGACGGCGGCAACCTGCGCCGTGCTGGTCGGCTCCTTGTTGCCGAGCGCGGTCGAGAGCGTCGGCGAAATGCCAGTCAATGCCCCCGGCGTGGTCGCTGTCATATAAAAGATCTTGGCGATCATGCGGTCGACCGCCGCCGACTGGTCGCCGCTGCCCTCACTTAGCTGGAGCGAGCCCTGCGTCGGGGAGATCACATAGGTAGAAGTCGTGCCCTCGCGCTGGTTGTTCCAGATCGCGCCCGACATGGCCATGCCCGGCGTGACCGTGCCACCGGTCGCCGCAAAGAGCGCGTCGATGGTGCCGGGGACGTTGGCGTACTGGCCGCCGATGGCACGGCCGCCGAGTTGCTGCGTCTCCGAAGGGGAATACCCACCGGCACCGGGATTGAATTGCACGTTGGCGCCGGCCAGCGGCGGCCATTTGTATTCCTCGCCGCCAAGCATGCCGGGAAGGATCGCGGACAAGGCGGAGACGACCATGCCAGGAATTTGCATCCCGGGAATCAGCATCATGCCGCCACCAATCATCTGGCCGATGCCGCCCAGTGTCTGCGCGGTATTCTTCGACGTGGCCAGGCTGTAAGCCCCCATGCCGATGCCGACGCCGGCCCCCAGCATGCTGCCGACGGACAGGCCCTGCACCGCGCCGCCTAAACCGCCCGCCGCCCACCCCGCGCTGGGGCCGGCCTGCCCCGACGCCATCAGCGCCTCGATGCTGGCGAAGCCGCCGGCCGGCGCTGCCGATGCAAAGGGCGTCGCGGCCATGAGTTCGGCGATGGACCCGCCACCCAGCCACGACGGCAGTTCGAAACTGCCCATCCCGCTGCCGCCCCCGCCGAAGCCCGGCATGGAGAAGCCGCCGGAGCCGGGTGAACGATAGGCGCTCATGCTGCCCGCGCTCGGCGCGCTAAAAGTGCCGCCCGAATAGATCGCGCTCCCGGTCGCGTCGTAATTATAGTAGCCGCCGCCGGCGTAGGTCGTTGACGTAGAGGTTGGCATCGACGTCGAGCTGTTACCGTAGGAACTCCAATTGGCGATCTCGTTATTGATATCGCCGGCATAGTTTGACGCGTTGTAGTTGGTCGAGGTGTTGTAATTGTTGATCGTGTGGGCAGCATTGCCGGCCCTGTCGTAGGCCGACGTTACCGACGAGAGCGCCTTGAACTGATCTTCGAGCTCCGTTGTGAGCGAGTCGACCTGGGATTTGTTCTTGTCCGCGGTGTTGCCATAGGAATCCTGCGTCGCCTTCAATCCCTTGTATTGCGTCGCGAGCTCTTCGACCGCGCGCGCGTTCGCCGTGGTGACGGCCGTGCTCTGTGCCACCGCGCCGGCCGCGCCGGTGCCGGAGCTGGGGCTGGAGCCGTAGGAAATCCAATTTGCGATTTCGTTGTTTATGTCTCCGGCGTAATTGCTCGAGCTGTCGTAGGTGGCCGAATTGTAGTTTGCGGCCAAACCTCCGCCCGATGGGCTATAGGCCGAGACGCCATCCGCGATGGTCTTGAATTGATCTTCCAGCTTTTGCGTGAGGCCATCGACTTGTGCCGTCGTCTTGTATGCGGCGGAGCCGTAGGCGTCTTGCGCGACCTTCAACCCCTGATACTGAGTCGTCAGATCATCGACGGCCCGTGCGTTTTCGGTCGCCACCTTCGCGCTGGCAGCGGTCGGGCCATAGGCGATCCACGATGTTATCTCGCTGTTGATGTCGCCGGCGTAATTCGTCGAAGCGTTGCCGGTAGGGCCGTAGACTGTGGAAGCATTGCTCGTAGCACCGTAGACAGTCGAAGCATTACTCGCGGGCCCATAGATTGCCGAGGCACTACTGATCGTCCCATAGACCGCTGAGGCGTTGCTAGTCGGGCCGTAGACTGCCGAAGCGTTGTTGGTCGCGCCATAGAGCGCCGAGGCATTGGTGGTCGCACCGTAGACCGTCGAATCATTGCGGGTGGGCCCATAGACCGTCGAAGAATGGCTGGTGGGACCGTAGACTGCCGAGGCGTTGGTGGTCGCGCCGTAGACTGCCGAAGCGTTGCTCGTAGGGCCGTAGACTGTCGAAGAATGGCTGGTGGGACCGTAGACTGCCGAGGCGTTGGTGGTCGCGCCGTAGACCGCCGAAGCGTTGCTCGTGGGTCCATAGATTGCCGAGGCGCCACTGCTTGACCCATAGATCGTCGAAGCATTGGTGGTCGCACCGTAAACTGCCGAAACATTGCTCGTGGGCCCATAGACCGTCGAAGCATCACTGGTGGGACCGTAGACCGTCGAGGCGTTGCCGGGGGAACCAGACGTCACATACGAATACGTCGACGACCCGGATACCCGCTCCCATCGGGCCAGACGACGTTGAACCCGGAAGTCAGAAAAGACAAAAGGCCAGGCGAAGAACCAGATGCGTAGCCGAGCTGGCTCGCCGTCGCCGGCGACACCAGCCCGATACTGGCGAGGCCGCCGACCACTGAACCCAACACCGGCCGGATGACGGCGAGCGCTGCAAACTCCGCCACCATGCGGCGGACGATGCGCTGGCCGACCTTGCCGATCTCCTCGAAGCTAAATGTGCCCTTTTCGAGCATGGAATCGAACATGTCGGCGGCGGTGCCCTGGATGGACTGCAGCGCCGATTTGAGCGGCTCGGTCCACAGTTCATTGGCCTTCCTGAGCTCCTCACCCTGCGCCTTCAGGCGCTCGTTCTGCGTGATCGCCTCGGCGCGACGCTCGATGGCCCGGCGGTCCTTTTCGTTGGTTTCGTCGAGACCCTTCGATTCGACATCCTGCTTCAGCCGAACCAGAGCGAGTTCACGGGCTCGGTCTTCGGTATTGGCGTTGATGAGATTGTTCTCGGCCTCGAGGAGCTGGTTCGCGCGTTCCATTTCGGCGGTGCCGAGATTGAACTCCTTCAGATTGTTTCGCCGCTCGATGGCCTTGTACTGCTCCTCCAGCTCACGGGTCATTTCCGCGACCTGCCCGGTGTTCTGCTCGGTCGTCTTGCCGTAGGCGTCCTGCGCCGCTTTCAGGGCCTTATAGTGGGTTTCGAGATCGGCAACGGCGCGGGCGCCGCGCTCCGACGCCACCGCATAGGCATCCGCCGCCTCGACATCGCGGGCCGTGTCGCGCTTCAGTTTGGTGATCCGGTCCTGAACGTCCTGACCGGCACCCTTGATGCTAGAAAGGCCAACACCTGTCGTGACGGTCGGCGTCGGGCCGGTCCCCGCCGTGTCCATCGCCCAGAACTGCTGATGGGCTTCTATCGCGCGCTTCTCCGCACGCTGGCCCGCGTAGTCCTGGCCGAAGCCGCTTGCACGCAGCCGAGCCTCTGCCCGGCTTTCCGCCGCGGCAATGCCGGTGCTGCGATCTTCCAGGCTCGCCCCGCCGCCGGGGATTCGGCCAAGCGAAATCGCCGACTCTGAAATGCCAAGCCACGGCGCGTTTCGGGCAATCGTCCCGGTGATCGCATTAAGGCCCTTCTCGACGGCTTCAATGGCGAGGTTCATGCCATCGACGAAAGCCTTGCCGAGCTGCTCTGGAATTGAGCGAATCGCCTCGCCAAATCCCGCATTGAAGCGCGCGCCGGCGATAACAACCGCATCGAGAGCGCCAAGTGTCGCGTCGATCCACTCGCCCATTTTCGTCGTGGCGCTGTCGTAGGCATTGCCGATGGCGCCCGTTACGGCCTGCGGGCTGCGAACAAACGCCTCGATCAGAAGCGACAGGCCGCCGGTCATCATGCCGATGAGCGCGCTGTTACGCTCGTACCAGTCCACGGTGGCCGCGATCGTATTGGCGGTAAAAGCCCGCCAGCGCAGGCCCGAGCGCGCCGCGGCATCGCCGATGGCGTCGAGCCGTTTGACCGTGCCGTCTTCTATATAGGCGCCGGCCGCCTCCATCCTGGCGGCCATGACGTCCGTGCCGGCGGCAATGCTGGACAGCATCGGCAGCATTCGCGTGCCGGCCTTGCCGAAGAAGTCCACGGCCGCCGCCGCCCGACGGGCCGGATCGTCGATGGCGGTGATGGCGCGGGCCACGTCGACCAGGATGTCCTCGGTCGGACGCAGCTTTCCGGCAACATCGAGGTTCTTTACGCCGAGGCGTTCCAGCGCCTCCATCATCTCCTTGGAACCCTCGGCGGCCTCGCCCATCTTCTGAGAGAACTTGGAGTAGCCGGCCTCCAGCTGTTCCAATTTTACGCCGTTCTGCGCCGCCTCAAACTGCGAGGCCTGGAAGAAGCGTGACGTGACGCCAACCTGCTCGGCCAGCTCGTCCATGCCGGAGGCGGCATCGAAGGCGTTCTTGCCCAACTGCACCAGGCGGGCGGCGAGTTCGGCTACCATCAGGGCGAGCTGTGCCTTCATGAATCCGCCCAGCCGCCCCAGCCCCTTCTCCATCCGCATCAACGTCGATTCGACTGCGGCCCCCTGCTGCTCCAGCTTCGCCAGCGCCCGTGTCGCGGCGGCCGAGCCATCGACGGCCCTGGAACTGTCGATGATGAGGCGGATGATCTTGGTTTCGTCGGCCATGGCTCAGCGTCTTGGGCGGGCACGGTCAGCGGAGCGTTTGGCCTCCGCCGCGATCCGCCGGGTTTCTATTTCGACGAAGGCATCGTCCACGCGGACCAGCGCCGTCACGAAGTCACTGAGGCTCTCGGCGCTATAACCGAGGCGCCTTGCCTCGCGTCGCAGCGTGTCGCGGGCAATCGGCCGGGGGAGCTGGATCCCGCCGGACATCCCCGTGGAAACGGGGTCGTAAAGCCGGTCGCGGGAGAGTTCCAGGAATGCCAGCCAATACGGCAGGGCCTCCTCGCCGAGGCTCGGGCGGGACAGCAGCTTGTCGACGGCCCACACGTCGCCATTGGCGGCCATGGCTCGCCAGTTCACCACGTCGGCGACGTGGTCGCTGTCCCACCGGATCAGTTTTTTATGTCGTCCACGACGGCTTCGAGGCGGCGACCGCGAAAATTCTTGTTCTCGTAGACGACCGCATCGACGGCGGCATAGGCATCGTCGGCCGCCACCAGGAAGGCATGGCAGGCTTCTATGCTAAAGGGCACGTCGGTGCCCCCGGAAGTCACCCCGCGCCAGCCGATGACCAGGCACTCGGCATACTTGCGGGCGAGGAAGTCGCGCAGGCGATCATTGGGCGCCCGCGCATTGGCCATGCGGCGCAGTTCAGCCGCGATCCTCTCGCTTTGCGCCCGCCATTTGGGATTGGCATCGGAGGCGGCCAGCACGATCAACGTCCGGCCTCCCGGCAGGCCGAGCTCGGCGCCCACCCTGCCTTCGATCTCGCGATTACGCTGCAGTTCTTCGATGTCATCAAAGGCATAGTTGGACATGCGTCCTCCGAGCAGTGAGGTGAGGGATTTGGCCGCCGCCGATGTGGCGGCGTCAGGTGGAAATGGGTCAGGCGACATTGCGCGTGAGGGCTAAAACGCCGCCGCCGTAATCGGAGTGCTTAGCGACGAAGTTGAGCCGGACCATGTGGTCGTCGCCCGGTCCGGGGTCGTCGATATCGGGGTTATAAACATCGGCGTTGAAGATTTTTAGGCGGTCCCTGGCGCCGCTCACGCAGCCGATCGTCATGTCGAGCGACAGGCCGGATTGGCGGCGCATGAAGGCGGTGTATTCGGCGAGCTTGGTAAAATAGAGCCGCGCCTGGCCCACCACGCCGAACGCGCCCATGCCCGTCTCGACCGGGGCGGTCGTCCCCCAGGCGTGACGGTCGCTGGTGTTGTTGCGGATCATCAGCGACATGGCCACGATCCGCGGCGCACTGATCGAGAAGANGNTTTCGACGCGAATGTCGGCCGGCGTCACGGGATCGNGCCCCGGCGACGGGGCGGCGTAGGTTGCCCCATCGAGCGGGCCGTAGGCCGCCTCCTCCGCCAGGCCGCGCACCTTGAAGCGCAGCTGCCCCACGCCATTCGACGGGAACACGGCCGCGACCTCGTCGACGACACAGCCGACCGCCCGGCGGACGGCGCCAAAACCCTCGGCGTCATAGATTTCTTCCAGCGTGAATGGCATCCGGTCGCTGCCGTTCATCAGCACGTCGGCGTTATAAGCGCTGCAGAATGCCGATTCCCATAAGACGTCCGTCGCGGCATCGCGCGTAAAAGGCAGTTCTATGGTCTTCTGGAAGGATTCTAGCCCTTTCGCCATGGCGAAGGTTGCGCGATCTGGACGCCGTTCGGGCGAGATCGAGTCAGATCGCTGGATGTCGTTTTCGACGACGGTATCGCGCAGGATCAGAAAGCCGGGGCTTGCCGGCGTCGTGCCCTGTATCGCCTCCGGCACGATAGAAGTTTGCTTGAGCGCGCCCGACATGGCCCGGCGCCACTCAGGCGAGCCCGGGGGCGCATAGCCCAGGGGGTATTCGCTAAAAGGGCCGGTGCCGTGCATGTCGGTGCAGGTCCCCGGCTACTCGGCAGCTTCCGCGAGGCCCTTGGCCAGCCAGTCCGCCGCGTCCTCCTGGGACACGATGACGGTCTGCCCGGCGCTAAAAGACTCCTTGCGTTCCTTCTGCCCCTCGCCCTGGAAGACGAAGCGATGGAACGTATGCGTGATGGTCACTTTGGCATCCATGCGATGCACTCCGATGGGATGAGAAAAGAAGACAAACGGCGTTCGGCTAGAGCCGGGTTACCCCGGCCCCAGGATCAGGCGACGTTGCGGGTGAGTTTTATGGCGGCGGTGTCGGTGGCGAAGTAGCGCGCCATAAANTTCAGGGTGACGAGGTGACTCGCCGGTGGCGCCGGGATCGTTCTTAACGTCGGGGTTTCCAGACATCGACGTTGCCCATCACGAGCTGGGTCCTTGAAGTTCGTGGTGGCGCCAATGGTAATGTCCATGGCCAGCCCGCTCTGGCCGGGTGACGAATGTCGAGTAGTCGGTGAGCTGGCTAAAATAGAGTTGTACCTGGCCCTGGACGTTGAACAGGCCGAGGCCGGTGCCGAAGGGCGAGACCGAGCCCCACTGGTACTGCTCGCGGATGTTGTTCTCGATCCGCAGGGAAAGGCTCACGACCTTGGGCGAGCTTATAGAGAAGAGGTTGTTCACGACGATGTCCGCCGGCGTCGAAGGATCGTAGCCCGGCGTCGGGGCGGTATAGGTCGAGCTGGCGATCGCCGTCGTGGCCGTGGTTTCCGCCAGGGCACGCAGCCCGAAGTTCAACGTGCCCGCTTCGCCGTTGCGGAAGGCGATGTCGACATTGTCGACGATGCAACCCACGAGCCGGCGGTACGGGTCCGTGGCACCGCCCTCGTACTTCTCCTCCAGCGTGAAGGCTTTTATCGTGCTGGCGTTCTTGAGCACGTTGGTGGCCCAGGTGCCGCAGAAGGCCGACTCCCACAGCACATCGGTGCCGGCGTCGCGCGTCCAGGGCATTTCGATGGTCTTGGGGAACGAGGCGAGCCCCTTGAACATGTTGGCCGCCATGCGGTCGCTGCGGCGCTCCGGCGAACGCTGGTCGGCACGTTGCGGGGCACCGCTGACGCGGCTGTCGCGCAGGAGTTTGAAGGCGGGCGTCGCCGGGGTCGTGCCCTGCGTCACTTCGGCGATCACCGCCGTCTGCTTGTTGGCGCTGTCCATGGCAGCCTGCTCCTTCGGTTCGGACACAAAAATGCCGCCGGCTTGCGACGGCGGCGGATCTCTCGGGGGCGGCGATTAGCCGACGTTGTAAATCTCGTAGGCGAGTGCGACGGACTCGACCCAGAGCCCGGCCTCGTCGTGGCCTCCGCCCATCGGCGCGGTGGCGGTAATGCGGACCGAGCGCGCACCGGCGGCGAAACGGCGCATGCGGAACGCGGTGCGGATGGCGGCCGCGTAGGTTTCGGCCAGGTCACGTTTGGTCATGCCGCCGCCCAGACGGGTGCAGACATTGACTGTCACCTGCCCCTCTTCCCGGTGCAGGTTCGCGGCCGGCGCGCCGAAGGTGGCCTGTTCCTCGCTGCCGCCGGGGAATTCTAGTTCCAGATAGCCCGTCGAGACGTCGGGGTTCTCCGACGTGTTGAGCGTGTCCTTGATCGGCCAAGGGATGGCCGCGGACGTGCGGATGGTCGCGAGTTCCGCTCTAAAAGCGTCGCGTAGGGTATCACCTGCCATAGCTGCTTCAGTTCGGCAGGCCGGTCGGCTTGATGAAAAACTGCAGCGCCGGATACACCTGGTCGCGCTGGACGCGCCGGGTGCTGCTCCTGCCGCCCCGTTTGCCCCACACTTTTACGCCGGTGTTGAGGTTCACGTACTTGAAGTCGAAGAACAGCGACTTGCCGAACCGGTTGACCAGGGCACGGAGCACGACGCGATAGACGCCGCTCCGTGGCCTGCCGGCTGAGCGCCGCCCGTTTGCCGCGGCCGGTGCGCCTGTTTGCCGTCGCGCCCTCGATCTTGCGGGCGTAGGGCTGCGGATTGACGATCTGGACGCGGTCGGTCGGCTGGACGCTGCGCAGCGCGACCCAGATATTGCCCTGCACCTCGGCGCCGTTGATCATCACGGTGTGCGCACCGGCATATCGCCCTGTCAGCACCGGGCTTCTCTTCTGCAATTCGGTCAGTGCCCAGCGTACCGCGTCCGACATGCTGGTCCGCGCCACGAACTCGATCTTGCCGAACGGCTTGACCTGCAGATAGTCGCGCCGCGGCATGCCGTCGGTGACGACCACCGGTTGGATGTCGAAACCGCGACGGACCTCCTCCTGGAGAACCCGCTCCGCCACGGCAATGGTGTTTTCCTTCACCCACTGGCCGATGCTCTGGCCAAGCTCCCGCGCCGACAGTCCCTCGAACATGACCGACATGTCAGCCCACCACAAAGAGCTCGTAGAGCGCGACCGTGCCGGCATCGCCGAGCGGACGGACGTCGAGGATCGATCTCTCGCGCCCGTCGATAACGATGCTGTCGCTGCGCACCGGCGCCTTACTTGCCCACGACGACGCTGCCAGCTCACTCGTGCCGATCCTCACCCGAAACTCCTGCTGGGCGGCGGAACCACCGATATCGGCAACAGTGCCTGGCACTCGCTTACCCCTGAGGGTAACCGTCGAGCCTTCGCCTTCCCGCTTCAGGGTCATGGTCTCGCCGTGTTCCTGCAGAATCGCATTCACTTCAGCGGCGAGGCTCATCCGGCGCTCCAGTTCCTATAGGGCGCGAGGGCAGCCTCGACCTGAGCCAGCAGGCCGGAGCTGCCGATGCTGTCGCCGCCGGCCACGCTATAACTGGCGCTATATACTTCTGGGACATTCACGCTGCGGACCGCGGGATCGCGGGCGCGGGCGACGTACATGCCCTTCACCTGCTCGATCACTGCGGCCTCCAGGTCGGGTGGAACAGCATTGGCCGTCGCCAGGGCCCAGCCGGCGACATACGTCACAACGATCTTGCCACTCGACCAGGCGACCGGCGCATCTTGGACGAGCCGTTCGACCAGACCGCCGCCCACCAGGCGATAATCGGTCCCGGCCGTCAGCGTGACCGCGGCCTCGACGACACTGGTGATGGTCGTGACGGGCACCCGCCAGGGCAGAATGAGGGCGGAACGTGGCCGCTCGCCGCTGTCGACGAACCAGGTGGCGCGCAGGGTTTCCGTGCCAAACGTCGGCATGGCGCCCGCGACGTCCCGTGCGAGGCCGCAGCGGGCGGCCGCGAGCGCCGATACGCGCTCGATCATGGCCTCGATCAGCGCCGTATCCGTGGCAATACCCAGCACCGCCTGCACTTTGGCCGACGTCGTCAGCATCCGGGCCGCACCGTTGGCAGCGGCCGCTGTGACTTCGAGCATGGGCACGGTCATGGCGGGATTAGCGGCGCCGGCCTCGAGCCATAGCGGGCTTTGTCTCCGCTCCTGCCGATTCGGGGGCGCTTTCCTGGGGGTCCGGCGCGGTATCCAGATCTGTTGCCCAGCCCGCGGCGACTGCGGCTTCGGCCAGGGAGCCGGTGATGATCTCGCCGGCGGCGATCCAACGGGGATGAAGCGTCCCATCCTCGGCGCCGGAGAACGCCGTAGTGACTGTTGCACGCATGATCGTGGCCTCCGCATCAGGTGAAGAACGAAGAAGCGGGCGACCGGAGCCGCCCGCCTCAGGTCATCTTCAGGCCGGCGGATTCGAGGTCGGCCGGTTGCGGGGACGTCCGAGGATCCAGACGCCTGCGACGAAGGCGTTGCCGGTGTTGGCCGCCGGCGTGATCGTCACGCGGGCATAGCGTTTGCTGGTACGCAGGCCGATCTTGAAAACCTTGTCGTCGTCGCTGAACAGGAAGCTCGCCTGCGCTTCCAGCCCCAGCAGCTGATCATCGGGAACGGCGGCAGCATCCGACAGGTTGGCCGCGTCCCCGTGCTCGACGAGGGTGGTGAACGTGGCATCGGCGTCGGCCAGCGCGCCAGTCAGGATGGCGAACTCGGCGGCATCATAGCCCGCAAGGTCCGCGATCTGCGAGACGAACGGCGTATTGTCCGCAACGGCGGCAGCGGGGCTGATGCCCCGCTTCAGGTGAATGTTGTTGTGCAGGTCTTGCATGGTGACAGTCCTTCAATTGCAGAATGAGAAAAGGCGCGCTTCTAGGAAGCGCGCCTTCGATCGATGTCCGATGCTTGCCGACCGATCAGGTCGAGCACTTCAGCTTGCGAATGGCCTCGGCCAACGTCACCGCGCCGCCGACACGCTTCCAGAACAGAAAGCGGACATTGCCGCTAGTCGCCTGGGTGAGATTGTCGCGCTGGAGCGACATGGCGAGGCGATCGACCAGCGTATAAGCCCGGGCGAAGTCGCCGTAGGCGATGGGATACGTATTCGCCCCCTCGCTCGGCATGTCGGGGACTTCCACATACGGGTCGCCGTCGATGGTGTTGGGCTTGCCGAGCGCAATCCCGGGCATCCAGATGTACTGCTTGTTGCCGTCCTTGAGCTTTCGGACCGAACCGAGCGTGGTGCGGTTCAGTGCCCAGGTGGCATTGCGCGTATAGGCCGTCTTGATCGCGTGTTTTAGGGTCAGGATGCCGTCCGCCTGGCCGTTGGCGTCCGCCACGGTGGCCGCGGACCCCGAGACGGTCGAGCCCACGTCGGTATTGGTCAAAAACCCCTCGCACTGGTTGACGCCCGTGCCCGACACGACCTCGGCGCCTTCCTTGACCGCGAACTGCTCGTCGGCTTCTAGCCGCAGCTCGGCTTCCAGATCGAACGCCGAATCTTCCAGGTTCTGCCGGCTGATATCGATCAGCGCGCACATCTCCGGGACCACAATCTCGATCATGCCCCAGGTGAGACCGGTGGTTTCGGTGCGGGTCTCTTGCTCACCAACGCGCCGCGCGGCGAACTGGCCGGTGCGCTTGGGCAGCATGATGGACTTGGCCCCGGTCGACCGGACCCGGACCAAGGAGCGCACCGGCGACATCTCGGTGATGCCTTTGATGATCTCCTTCACATACTCCGGAGGCGCCAGGTAGCCGCCGGTCGTGTCGTTCTGGATCGAGAGCGACTTGCATTCGGCTTCTACGTCGGCCAGCACCTTGCGGTGCTCGTCCGAGAGCGGCGTGCCCCCCATCGAAGACAGGACCGCCGCACGCGCCCAGGTCGCGTGAGTGGCCTTGCGCTGCAGTTTGAGGTCTTCGCCGCCGACCAGGGGCCGCTTGAGCTTCAGCTCCAGCCTGTCGATGGTCTCGCGCAGCTCCTGCTCGCGCTCGATCGCGGCCTTGGCTTCCCGCTCGATGGCCACCAGCTTCTGGTTCACCTCTTCGGTCCGGGCGAGATCGGCCTCGATCTTGTTGAGCTTCTCCAGGGTCACGGGATCGGCCGCACCCTTCTTCTCGATCTCCGCCAGGCGCTGATCGTTCGTCTTCTTGAACTCCTCGAAGCCCGTCATCAGTGGGTCGACGACCTTCTTGACCTCGGCGGCGACGCCGAGACCGCCATCGTCCTTGCGCTCGATGCGGCGCAGATTGCCCATATTCATTGTCCTGTCCTTCGGTTCAGGGGGAGAAAACGCTGGCGGCACGGTCACGCAGGCTCGCCAGCTCCTTCGCCGTCCCGCCCTCATCCCGAGGGGTCGGATTGGCTTTAAAGCCGCCGCTGGCAATTGCCTTGGCGGCGGCAATCGAAAACCCACCTGCATCCCGCAGGAAGCTCTCAAAATCTCTTATGGTCTTGATGCTCTTCGACGCCTTGGCGTCTTCGATCCCGGCCTGGTCGTTCATGCCCCACAGCACGGGGCCCACCTCGTACAGGTCGAGCTTGCTGATGGAGCGGAAGGTCTCGCCCGCCAGCTTGCCGTAAGAACTCTCCACGACCGAGTAGGTGATCGACATGGCGTCAATGGCCTCGGCCATCATGCCCTCGTGCAAGGTGCGGCCGCGGTCGGTGTCCAGGGCGATGAGCTGCCCCTCGACCCTCAGGCCGTGGCCGTCCTCCTCCATCCCGGTCCAGTAGCCGATCGGCAGCAGGTCCTCCGACGACATGCCAAGGCCGTGATGCCACAGCATCTTTGGCATCTTGCCCCGGGCCTTCCACTCGGCGAGCGTGTCCCTAAAGGCGCCTTTGACGATGATGTCGCCGCCGTCGTCGATGTTGTCGAACACCGCGCCGTAGCCGGAAAAAGACCCTGGCTTCGTATCGCTCGCGAACTTCAGCTCGAATGGCCGGGTGGTACGCAGCATGTCAGTTGCCTCCGGGCGGCAGTGGCGCAGGGCGCTCGGCCTGCGTGCTCATGTTGAGGGGCAGCAGCGGCTCGCCCAGTCCCTCGATCGGGTTCAGATCCTCTAGCCGCCGCGCCTCGTTGCGGGTCAGCCAGCCGTTGGTGATGCCGCTGGCGTAAAAGGTGGCGCGCGCCGCGTTGTCGCCGCGCAGCAGGCCCTGCATGGAAAACTTCGCTAAAATGTCGTCTTCATCGGGGAATAGGTCGCGGGCCAGCGACTGCTCCCAGTTCTCGATCCACGGATTGAGGGTGTGGATCACGTGCGCGAGGAAGAACGCCTCGGCGGAGGCGAACGTCGCCGTCTTGTCGGCGTAGCCCACCATCTGCGGGAACACTTTCAGGTCGCGACAGATCTCCTCGATCTGGAATCGACGGGTGTCCAAGTGTTCGGCATCGACACCCTTCATGCCGAGCGGCGTCCAGGTGCTGTCCATGTCGAGCACGGCCGTTTTGAACCGGTTCGCCAGCCCGCCCTGGTACTGCGCCCAGGATTCCTTCAGGCGCGCCCGGGCAGCATCGTCCAGCGAGCCCTTTACGGACAGCACACCGCCAGGCTGCGTGCCGTTGGCATGAAGCGCCGCGTGCGTCTCCTCCGTGGCGATGGCCAGTCCCACCGCCTCGCGCGCGACCTGCAGGGCGTCCAGGCCGGCGGCACCGGTCCAGCTCGGGCCCCGTAGGTCGGAATACCTCCTCGCGGGGCAGGACCGTCGCCTGTCCATTCAGGCCGGTTAGCCGGTAGGTCAGGGTGTAATCCTTCGCCTGCTCGATCGTATAGCTGCCGGGCACCAGCGGGATCAGCTCCCGCGGCACGCCGCGGATGCGGCCGATGTAGGCGCAGCCGTTCCCGAGCAGAACAGCATGAAACATCATGACCTGGCGGAACTCGAAGGAGGTCATCCAGTCGTTTGGACGCCTTGACAGCAGCCGGTAGGCAGGATGGTCCTTCGCTAGCTCCTTCGAGCCGTCGGCCTTCTCCCGATAAACTTTTAGCGGCACCTGCGCGATGCCGTCGGCCAGGACGCGCAGGCAGGCGAACACCGTCGATACCTTCAGGGCGCTGTCGACGTTGACCGACACGCCGGCGCGCGAGTTCTGCTGGCCGAACAGCGCTGCCCAGCTGAGGTTCCCCGCATCGGTCGTCTTCAGCTCGCGGCGTCGCAGGCCGGACGCCAGGGAGCCGAACAGTCCCCCCATCAACTGGCCGCGCGGCTGCCGAGCGAGATCAGCAGCGCACCGACGATGAGCAGCAAGCCCCCGGTGATAAAACCGGCAGGCAGATAGATCAGCCAGGCGCCGTAGGACACGAGGCCGACCCCGCAGAGGCCCACCAGATCGCGGACAAGACCGGGCACCGCCATTGCGATTGTACGCACGGCGGCAGCAAGCAGATTCATCATGGTTCCCTCTAAAGAACGAGCATCTCGCTCGACCGCAGATACGATCGCCCGGCGGCTTGCGGGTTCATCGCCATCAGGGCGACCGCGTTGAACGCTGCCATCAGCGGATCGATCTTGGCCGTGCCCGAGGCCTGTTTCGTGATCACCATGGCGTTGCCCTTGGGTTCGACCTTCGCGTTGCCCACCGCCCACGCCATCAGGCCAAGACCGCCATGGCTAAAAGTGCCGTCGGCCAGCTTGCGCTCGGTGGTCTTGATCGCGCCGGTCAGCTTCCAGCCCTGCGTGATGCCGACCACCCGGTCGTTGCCGGCGATCCCCACCTCCGCCAGGGCATCCACGATGGCTCCCACCCCGAACGGATCAAGGCCGACGGATCCGAGCTTGCCGCTCTCGTCGATCCGCTCGGCCAGGGCTGCGATCTCTGCGATGTCGTCGCCCAGGTTGGCGACGATCCGCATTTCGCCGGCGGTTTCGAAGTCGCGGAGCACCGAGGCCTCGCTCTTGCGCCGCTCCAGCACCGAACCGTGAGCCCACGCCCGCGACCACAGTAGCCAGTGCCGGGTGATCCGCTCGCGGCCCAGCACCGCCAGGCCCAGCAGATCGTCCAGCCCGCCGCCGTCGATGCCGATCACTACCACCTCGCTCCGCTCGAGCAGGGCGTCCAGGGTGAGCGTCCTGTCCGCCGCCCTTTGCCAGAGATCGGCACCGACCCAGCGATCAGAGCGCAGCGCCAGGCCGATTTCGATATTAAGGTGCTGGGACGCCCAGCGAATGATCTCGCCCTGGCCCTTGGCCTTCGCCTGCGCCCAGTCGTCTTCCAGCCGCTTGATCGTGACCGACCGGTCGCGGTTCGGCGTCACCATCCACCACTTGCTGGAATCCTGCCACGCCGGCGGATCGGCGGTGTCGTTGGCGATGTCCTCGGGGAACTCGTAGAGCACCGGGAGCATCGCTCCCCGGGTCTTACCGTCCCGGATGGCGCGCGCCACCATCAGCTCCGCCCGGAACGCACCGCGTGGCGGCTCGTCCGACTGGGTCGTGATGAACACCAGGAAGCCCTCGGGGTTGGGCAGCAGCCCGCCCCGCAGCTGGCCGATGATCCGCTCGGCTGCCGCCACCTTGGCGATCTCGTGCAGCTCGTCCAGCAGCACGCCGGTGGGCTTCACGCCGGTCAGCACCGTGGTGTCGAACGCCTTGATTTCCAGCGTCGCTTTGGTTCGCCGATCCGTGATCTTCCGCAGATGCTCCTGCACATGCAGGCGCTTGCGGAGAAACCCGTCCGGATCCTTGTCGACCATGCCCAGCGCCTGGCTAAAAGCGATGTGCGCCAGCGAGACCGTCGGCGCCACCAGCAGAAACTCGGCCCGTGGCCGCTCGTTCATCAGCAGCGTCGTCACCATCAGCGCCGCGGCGTAGCTCGTCTTCGAACTCTTCTTCGGCGCCAGCAGGAAGATCTCGCGGATCATTCGCTCCCGGGCGACCGGGTCGAACGACCCGTGCAGGGCGCCCACGATCTCGCGGAACCAGTCTGCCCCCGCCTCCGACAGTGCCGGCGTGCCGATCACGTCGGGCAACCGTAGCTTGTTGAAGATCGCAATCGCCCGGTTGGCCTGGGCACGGTTGAGGTGCGGCAGATCGGGCAGCAGCGATCGCCCCGTCCGGATGCGCTCGCGCCAATCCGGCACGGCCAGCGACCACGGTCCCATGTCAGCCCGACTCTCCCGAGATGTTTGAGTTTGGGGGTAGTGTCCTAATTTGAAACTCGAGAACTTCAAATCGGCCAAGGCTCCGGGTGCCATCGGACGAACGTGTGTTGCAGCACGCTNNCGTCGTAAGGTTCAGATCGACCCCTCGGCGACTAGTCCGATGGCAGGATTATCTTTAGATCAATTCCACTTTGCGACCTTTGACTAACGTCAGGCGGGACGCATTCTAGTTGACCAGCCGGCCCCACTCGTTGCCGTCGCCCGCCGTCAGGGCATCGCGCTCGGCTGCCTCCTTCTTGCCCAGCGGCTCCTCGGCTCGTGGCCGCGGCGCGTACTCCGACCAGCCCGCTCGCACCTTTAGCCAGAAGATCGCGGCCGAGAGCCCTTCCCGGGTGGGCTTGCACGCCATGGTGAACAGATTTTGCGCCACCTTGGCCGTGGCCTTGATGGAGCCTAGTTCGATCTGGTCGGCGTAGTGGAAGCGCAGCGTCTTGGGATCGATGCCTACCAGGCGGGCGATCTCGTCCTGGGGGATGCCGAAGCCTGACAGCGATTCCACGAGGTTGCGGGTGTCGTCGGTCGGCACGTGCGCCGGACGGCCGGCTTTCGAGCGGCTCACTGGTCAATCCTTCATTGGGTGGACGTTGTGGTTGGAGAAGCGGAACCAATATCGTCGATTCCCGCAGCGCTCCCTTCCTACGGACTTGGCTTATCTGCGGAGATTGGCCCGTCTATTCTCCGCATATGATGCGGAGAAACTTAACGGATGCCGCGGAAAGCCATCGGAATCTCCGCGAAGGAAGCGGCGATTAGTCCAGATATCGCGGGCCTGAATTGGTGGTTCGTGGGGCTGGGGCTTGCCAACTCGCGTCCAGCCCTTGTCCGTACAATGTCCGGATGCTATATAGTCGATGACAGGAGATCCCGATGTCCGTCGCCGAAGCCAAGTCAGAACGCATAGAAGTCCGCACCACGCCGAGCATGAAGGCTCTGCTGCAGCGTGCGGCCACGTCGTCGCATAAGAACGTCACCGAGTTCTTGCTCGAAGCCGGCATCACCGCAGCCGAGGAGGCGCTGGTAGACCGTCGGCTGTTTCAGCTCGACGATGCGCAGTGGCAGGCCTTCCAAAACGTGCTTGACCGTCCGGTTGTCAAGAAGCCTCGCCTCGCCCGACTGCTGAACGTGAAGAGCGTTCTTGAGTGACGTCCGAAGCTGGGGCGCTTAGCCAGGTCGAAAAACTTACCGCGTCCCATTCGATCGATGGGTTCGACTGCGGGAAGGAGCCGCTTGATCGCTTCCTGAAGCGGTTTGCTCTGACGAACCAAAAATCGGGCAGCGCCCAGAAATACGTCGTTTGTCGCGGAGACGGGCGCGTCGTCGGCTATTACAGCCTCTGCGTTGGCGCCGTCGAGCATGCGGATGCCCCCGAGCGTGTCGGCAAGGGGCTCGCCCGGCATCCGATCCCCGTGATGCTGCTCGCTCGCCTCGCCATCGATCGATCCGAGCAGGGGCGCGGTCTCGGCAAGGCTCTGCTCAAAGACGCGCTGCTCCGTACTGCTCAGGCAGCTGAAATCGCCGGCATTCGTGCGCTCCTGGTCCACGCCAAGGACGATGAGGCTCGTGCTTGGTATGCGTCATTTGACTTCGAGCCGAGCCCAACCGATGCCTATCATCTCTTTCTGCTGCTGAAAGATCTACGAGCACTGCTCGGCACCTGACCGGAACCCAGGGCATTGGATAGAATGGCAACCAAGACGACCCCTTTTGATGCAGCTCGATACATCAGCTCACTCGACTCCCAGGCGGAACTTCTGGCCGACGCCCTGGAATCCGGAGATGCTGGCTACATCGCCAATGCCCTTGGCGTTATCGAGCTTTCAAATCAACGCTTGGCTAGCTGGGCACAACAGCGTCAAAGGGTTGACCGGTCTGGGCCATTACGGCGCACCCTGAAGTGACTGACTGCCAACGCTTAACTATGACGTCGACGTACCTCGGATCCAGTTCAAGCAATCGCGCGCGTCGGCCCGTCCGCTCTGCCGCGATCAACGTCGTGCCGGAGCCGCCAAACAGATCGAGCACGATGTCGCGGCTCTTCGATGAGTTTCGAATGGCGCGCTCTACCAGTGCCACCGGCTTCATCGTCGGGTGCAGATCGTTCTTGTGGGGCTTGTCAAACAACCAGACATCGCCCTGATCGCGCGCGCCGCACCAGTAGTGTTCGGCGCCGTCCTTCCAGCCGTACAGGATCGGCTCGTACTGGCGTTGGTAGTCGGCACGGCCGAGCGTAAAAGTGTTCTTGGCCCAGATCACGAAGGTCGACCACTTGCCGCCGGCTTCGCGGAAGGCCTTCTGCAGCGTGTCGAGTTCCGACGACGACATGCAGATGTAGATCGCGCCCTTGGTAACAGCGAGCATGTTGGCGCTCGCGGCTTGGAGAAACGGGCCGAAGCCCTCTCCGAGGTTGTCGTTCAGAATCGGCCGGTTCTTGCCGCGCAGCTTGTCCTTGGCCGAGTTGGCGTAGTTCACCCCGTACGGTGGATCGCAAAAGGCCATGTCGGCAAGCTCCCCGTCCAGGAGCTTCTCGACATCGGCGCGGACCGTCGCATCGCCGCACAGGACCCGGTGCTCGCCACAGATCCAGAGATCGCCGGGCTTGCTGACCGGCTCGGCCGGCGGCTCGGGGGCCTCGTCCGGGTCGCCGTCACCTTCGGTGCCGAGCAGCAACTTCTCCAGCTCGAGCTCGCCAAAGCCGGTTAGACCCAGATCGATGCCCAGGCCCTTCAGCTCGCCCAGTTCAAGTCGCAGCAACTCCTCGTCCCAGCCCGCATTCAGTGCAAGCTTGTTGTCGGCGATAACGTACGCTCGCCTTTTGGCCTCGGACCAGCCGGCCGCCACCATCACCGGGACCTCGGCCAGACCGAGACGCTGGGCCGCCAGCACGCGGCCATGGCCCGCAATGATCGTTCCGGCTTCGTCCACAAGCACCGGCGAAGTCCACCCCCATTCGCGGATCGAGGCCGCGATCTGGGCGACCTGCTCGTCGGAATGGGTCCGGGCATTGCGCGCGAACGGCACCAGGGCCGCCACGGGCCGGCGCGCGACGGCGTCGGCCGGCCACCTGGCCTCAGTCGCGGCGACCGCGCCGGGTTCTTTGCCGGCACGGCGGCTTTGCGCCCTCTTAGCGGTCATTGTTACCCTTCAGCTGAAGGCCCCGAAAAGGGCCCTTTCTTGGAGGTATTGGCAGACGGGAAAAATTCTCTGCGTGAGCCCCCATGCGGCAGTGCGCCCCCAAAGCCCCAAGGATCAAGGTCCCCCCGGCCTTCGAGCCGTGCGCTTCGCGCGCTCAGCGACGGTCTTCACAGCATGGTGGGCGTGGCACAGAAGTTGGCAATTCGATCGCTCCAGCAGCGCGCCTCCGTCTTTCAGCTCAACGATGTGATCGACGAACATGCGTCGCTCGGCGCGACCGCAGCCCGGCGCCTGGCATCGCCCACCTACTTCGCGTCGAACGCGGTCGCGCAGAGCGATCCATGCCGGCGACAAGTAGAACCTGTCCGCCACTTTGGGCGGCAGGGCCGCCGTGCGCAGATTCGCCAGCGCGACGCGCGGCTGCAGCGCTTGCAATCCCATGATCGTGTTGCTCCCAATAAAGCAATCGAATGATCCGCGAGTTCGCTTGGCTCGTGCCGCGATTGAAGCGCTTATGCGGTCACCAACAACGGAGACCGACATGCGCCGCACCGCCCTCGACGCCTACATCGCCCGCAAGGCGGAGATCGACACGATGCTCGCTCGCCTCAAGGCGCTGAGCGGCGACCACTTCAACGTCGATCCCGACGAGATCAACTGGGGTCATGTTGGCACCCTCGCCCACTACGCCGAGCTGCTGAAGCGCATCACCGACAGCGCCTTCAAGGAAGGCGAGCACGACAAGTAGCGCACCACGCAATGTCAACGCCCCGTGTTGCCCCGGCAACCGGGGCTCGGGCCCGTAGCAGGGCCCCGATGGTCGCGGCCCGCTTTATCGAAAGGGTCCACGCCATGTCGAAAACGTCAATCGCCGCACGCACCAGCAAGAAGGCCGCTCGTACCAAGGGTGCCGCCAAGCCGAAGGCAGCCGCCAAGGCGGCCAGCACGCCTCGCGCCGAGAGCAAGCAGTCGCAACTCATCGCCATGCTCAAGAAGCCAAACGGCGCGACCATCGTCGAGATCACCAAGGCGCTCGACTGGCAGCCCCACACGGTGCGCGGCGCCATCGCGGGCGCGCTGAAGAAGAAGCTCAGCCTCAAGGTCGAGTCCGAGAAGGTCGCAGACCGAGGCCGCGTCTACCGTCTGGCCGAGTAGCAGCTGATGTACCGCATCACCCTGCGCTCGGTCGGCAACCCGGACTTCGGCCAAGACCCGTATCAGCCGATGTCCCCGACCGAGGAGATCATGGTCGATACGCTGCAGCAGGCAGCCGAAGCCGCGCGCGCCTACATCGTGCGCCATGACCTCGGTGGCGGGAACTTCCCCTCACCGAGCGTGTTCAAGGGCAATCAGGTAGTCGCCCGGATCTCCTACAACGGTCGCATCTGGCTGCCGCCGGTTGGCGGCTGGAAAGACCACGACCCCGACGACTGGAGGCGCTGGCGTGAGGCGCCGAGATAATACTGCCGCCGACGAGGCGGCTCGATCAATCAGCCGGTGGTCGCGTCAATGGCGCGGCCGCCGGTTTGTCATTCGTTGGCCACGGGTCGCGGCCGCCATCCTTGCGCATCAGAAAAGCCAGGAAGAGCCGCGATTTCAGTGAGTTCGAGCTTCTTACAGAATCCTCTTGGTCCCATATTGGGACCATGATAACTTCGTGGAAATGAGGATCATCGCGCTAAGCACCCTCAAAGCGTTTCTTGAGCAAAGTCCCGCCTACGGGGATGCCCGCCAGCCCGTGATGGCCTGGTATCGGCAAGCCAAGGTGGCCAACTGGGCAACGCCTGCGGATGTAAAGCGCGATATCCGCAGTGCCAGCATCCTCAAGGATGGCCGCGTGGTGTTCAACATTGCGGGCAACAAGTACCGCATCGTGTCGTGGATCAACTTTCCTTATCGCGTTGTCTACATCCGGTTCGTTGGCACGCATGAACAGTACGACGCCATCGATGCACAAACTGTCTAAAGGTAGCGATCATGAATATTACACCGATCAAGACCCAGCGCGATTACCGCCGCGCGCTCAAAGACGTCGAGGGTTTGATGATGGCAAAGCGTGGAACCCCGGACGGTGACCGCCTTGACGTTCTGGTCACGCTCGTTGAGGCCTGGGAGGCCAAGCATTACCCTCTCGACCTTCCCGACCCCGTCGAAGCCATCAAGTACCATCTGGACCAAAGCGGATTGGCGCCTCGAGATCTCATCCCGTTCATTGGTAGCCGTAACCGAGTCTACGAGGTGCTGAACCGTAAACGTCCGCTGACTCTCAAGATGATTTGGCGGCTGCATGACGGGCTCGGCATCCCGGCAGAGTCGCTCATCAAGACTGGCCAGGATCAAGCAGCCTGAATGAGGCGACGAGAGGGAAAAGTTAACTGGCAAGGCCACAATTAAAGGATGTGCCGCCTTCCTTTAATTGCGCAAGGCACCAATGAAAGGGCGTTCATCCCGAATTGTTCTGCCGCACATCACCCAACGCCACGGAAGTTACGCCACGCAACGGCGATGGCGCATCGGGCGGTACCGATAGCTTGCTCCTTGCGTAATGGTCCATGAGGCCGACCACCTCCTTTTCCACGACACCCCAGGTGCCGATGTCACGAATGGCGGCCTCGACGAATTCTTCGGCCTCCGGCAGCGGCAAATCGAATCATTCGCCGCGAACGCATCGAGCGGAGAAGTGCTTCTTGAAGCCGCTCTCGATCCTTGCCGAGATTTGTCGCCCTGGCAGCCACCAGAAACGGTGAAGCCGAAGGAGCACGAAGTTGCTCGACTGAATAGCCGCGAATCTATCCGCGGGGTCCGCCGCGATCCCAACCTTCACCGGCACGGCATCTTCGGTCGTTATCAGGTAGAGGCTGTGAAATCCCTGCTTGTCCGTGAACGCCCGAAATCCCGTGCGGACGTCTCATCGCACCGCATTCGGCCGCAGGGTTATCGCCCGCAGGCGCACGAGTCTAAACATGGCGCTAAAATGCTATCCGGACCGAGCGCATGTCTCGTCCTGAAGTGTCTCCACGAAAAGTGTCTACCGATTCAGAACCTCCTTGACACTCCGCGCGCACGATCGATCACGAACTGGCGTGACCGCTTCGTCGGAGCGCGCCGCCCGTTCAGCCTCCAGACGATGACGCTCAGCGCGTATTGCAGCCGCTTGTTGGCCGTTGCCCTCGCTATGCCGAATTGCCAGCAGATGGCCTTCCACGGCGCGCGCTCGGCCCGCATCCACACGAGCTTGGCATTGTCGGGCTCGAGCCAGCGCAGCCACGGCAGTACTTCTTCCATTCTGCTAATGGAAGCGGCCGACGGCGGCGGCGGGCGCATCGGCTCCGGCGTCTGACCTACCAGATCGCTGAACTCCACGACCATGCGCGGCCAGGTGCTGAAGTAGCCCTGCTTGCGGGGCGGCGGCAGACGCCGCAGCACGGCGGCGGCTTCGAGTAGCCGCTCTTCGACCTTCTCGGGTGTCCAGTCATTCATGGCGGCTCTCCTGTCGCTTGCGCTGGTCGCCGTAGAGCTTCTCGCCCAGCTGGCGGACCAGCTCGCGCTCCGGCCAGGTCAGCCGCTCGTCATCGGCTTCGATCACCAGCACGCGCTGGGCTTGCCAGCCCTCGCGCTTGATGTGCTCCGGTGGCCTGCGCTCGCCGCCAAAGCCGCGGGGTGCCCATTTCATTGCGTCACCTCGTGCAGCAGCGCGGCATAGCCGATGACGTCGATGGGGCCGTCCCGGTATTTTGGATCGCGAGCGAGCCGGGCGAGCTTCAGATCGATCATGCAGAGCACGACCTGGGCCGGCGTGACGGTGTGGCCCAGCGTGATCGACCAGCGGGCCGCGATGGCCGCCATCGCCCTGCCCGGATCGCCGTAGGTCTTGCTTCGCTCCGCCAGGACACCGGCGGCGTGCTTCAGGATGCCGTCGGTGCTCATGCACGATCCTCCAGGATGGCGACGGCATGACGATAAGTCTTGGAGGGTGTCGTCCTCTGGCCTACATTGGGGCCATGGAGTTTGAGTGGAACGAAACCAAGAGCGAGGCCTGCCACGCCGAGCGAGGGTTCGACTTCGCCTATGCTGTCAGGGTCTTTCTCGATCCCGATCGGCTGGTCGAACCGGACGATCGCTTCGACTACGGCGAACCGCGCCAACGCGTGCTGGGCCGGATCGAGGGACGCATCTTCGTAGTTGTGTACACCCCGCGCGGCAAACGGTTTCGGGTGATTTCGGCTCGCAAGGCAAACCAGAGGGAGGTCCGACGCTATGAAGCAGGTCCGCGCGATGCTGAAGCCTGACGGCAGGCTGGAGGCCCGAGGCAAGACCCGCAAGTCGATTGTCGGGCGCATCGATTCAAAGAAAGTCGATGCCACAGGCGAGGCCGTGATCGCACGGCAGATCGCCGCCGACGAGGCGGATGCACGGGGTGATGCGGCGGCGTATGCAAGGCGCGTCCGCAAACGTACTGGACTAACGCAAGCTGCCTTTGCCGGGCGCATCGGCGTGCCACTCGATACGGTGCGGAACTGGGAACAGGGAAAGCGCTCGCCTGCGGGTCCGGCCAGGGCTCTTTTGAAAGTACTCGACCGATCGCCTGAGACGGCGCTCGCGGCCCTCAAGTAGTAGCTGCTCATCGCACGCCTCCCTGCGTCTCTGTGGCCCACAGCAGGATGGCCAGCGCGTCGGCCTCGTTGTCGTCGGCGGGATTGAAGCCGCGGGCCCGGAGTCGCGGCGATGACGGCGGCCTTGTCGGCATTGCCCTTGCCGGTGATGTGCCGCTTGATCGTGCCGACGGGCACGCCCTGGTATGCGATGCCATGGTGATCGCACCATGCCGTCAGGATCGCGAGCCAGCCGCCAAAAGCGTGTGCCGCGTCGACCCCGGCATGCCGGCGAACCTGCTCGTAGACCACAAGGTCAACGCCGCCGGCCTGGTGCTTGATCTCGGTCAGCCAGTGCTTGAAGCGCAGGAAGCGCATGCCGCCGCTCTGCCAGCGGTCGAGCCGGAACTCCGCCGTGCCGCTGGTGATGGCGCCGTCGGCGCCGCGCAGCGCGAAGCCGGTGGTGGTGCCGAGATCGAGGGCGAGCAGAATATCCCGGCTCGGATCAGGCGATCGGAGAACCGGGGTTGCGACCGGCGATGCCGGCGCATTGGTAGAGATGTTCATCATGAAGGCTCACGAAACGTGGGCCTTCGGCTCTGGTCGAAAAAAAACTACGGCGGCTGGGGCAGAGGTTCAAGCGAAAGCATTGCGTCGGCCACGCTTCCTGAAGGATGATTTGGTGCGTTCATGAAGGGAGGGTTACCCATGACGAACGAGGCTCACCTCTCGGCGCTCGAGAGACGGCACCGCGCCCTCGAAGCCGAGATTGACGATCAGCAGTCGCACAGCTCCTCCGACGACCTGAAGCTCGCCGAGCTGAAGCGCCAGAAGCTCCACCTCAAGGAAGAAATCGAGCGCCTGCGGCAGCAGACCAGCGGCGCGCGGCCCGTGTGAGCGCCGTCGGAATCGCCTGGCGGACTTTGCTGTCCCACTTGTCCCACCTTGAGAATCAGGTGGGACACGACTTTTCCATTTATATTCAATGCTTTAGATGGCTCTGTCCCACTGTCCCACCTGAATCGCGTCTGCAGAACCTCCTATAGGTAAATAGTGTATGACCCTATTCGTTGAAGGGACTTCCATTCATTTTCCTAGGGTGAATCACGGCAAAGGTAGGACAGGTGGGACAGTGGGACATTTGGACCTAACCCATTGAAATCACACGCCGATTTCTGTCCCACCTATTTTGACCAGGTGGGACAGGTGGGACAGGCGCTTCCGGCCCCCTGGTGTCTCAGGGGCCTGCCGCGGGTAGTAGGCATTGATAACCTCGCCATCCGAGAGCGGTCGCTCACGGCAAATGGCGTCGTCGAGCACACTGCGAGCTCGTTCGACGGCCCGACAGGCGCGTTCGAGCGCCCCAACCTCGCGGCCGGTGACACTGTAAGCGTGGCTCGCGTCGATAACGGCCCGATGGAGGACAGCCTCCATGGACGCGAGCTGACTGCCGAGCGCGAAATGCTGCTCTCGGCTGAATCCCACCTTCTGCTTCCTTCTCATGACTCCCCCTCCTGTGAAGACCTTCGATATCGCCACTCCCGCGCCTCGCTCCGCTTCCCGCCAGCCGTCGCCCGGTAGCGTTCCCATTTTGCCGCCTTGAGATACGCACCCACGCGCATCTGGTCGCTCTTGGTCCAGCGTCCCGGTTCGACGCCGATCGCCTGCTCGAGGATCTCGCCCACCGACACATCGATGAGTGGCGCTGTGCGCTCGACCTCCTCGTCCTGCCAGTCGTCGTATCCGACATAGCCGCGATTGACGCGCCGACGCTCGAAGGCGAGCCAATGCTCGATCAGGCCATCCCAGGCATCAGATTGCAGACGCATCTCCTGCGCCTCTTCAGCCATGGCAATCAGTGCCGGGTCCTGCAGCCACCAGATCGCGCCCTCGCGGTAGCGCACGACGGCCTCGGCCCACAGCTGGTCGCGGTCCCGGCGCAGGGCATCGAGATCGATCGTACCGCAGCGCACCGGCCAGAACCGCCGGTTGCCGGTCTCGTCGCGCAGGTAGGTGTCGGGATTGACGCTGCCGGCGAACACGCACTGGCGCGGTACGTCGATGACGTAGCGTCCGTAGGGCGGCCGGTAGCGGTCGACGGTGCGCGACAGAAACGCCTTGATGCGCGAGACCTCCGCGCGACCGATGGCGTCGAGTTCGGCGATCTCGATGATCCAGACGCCGCGCATCTGCTGGGCGGCGTCCTTGCTGCCGATCTCGGCGAGTTCGTCGGTGAACCAATCGGCGCCGGCTAAAACTTTCAGCGCCGTAGATTTACGGGCGCCCTGGGGGCCTTCGAGGATCAGCATGTGGTCGGCCTTGGCACCGGGCTGCATGATGCGGGCAATGGCCGAGAGCGCCCACAGCGCACCGAAGGCCCTGTTGAGCAGCGTGTCATCGGCGCCGAGGTAGGTCAGAGCCCAGGAATCGAGGCGTGGCACGCCGTCCCAGACGAGTCCGTTCAAGTAGTCCCGGACCGGGTGGATCCGGATATCCCGCGCAACGGCGGTAACACTGCGGCTGACGACGACCGGCGGCACATTGATCTCGCGACGCTGCAGCCACTCGGCACAGCGGACGTCGTCCGCGTCCATCCAGGGCCGTGGCAGCGGGATGAGCTGGTCGTCCCAAGGCAGGTTCCGGGCGACCATGATCTCCTGACGGAACTCATCGAACACCAGGGCGCCGGCGAAGGCCTCGTCGCAGGAGAGTGCCGTGATGACGTTGGCTTCGTTGCGCTCGGGCGTGCCGGCGAGGTCGAGACGCAGCTGGTTGGCCCAGCGCGGACGGATCGGCCTGTGGTGAATGTCGCCGGTGGTGTTCAGCCGACGGCGCAGCTCGCCGATCTGCTTGTCCAGGATGGACACGGCGATCCCGGTGGCCGTCTTGATGGCCGCCAGCACCTGGCGTTCGGGCAAGGGGTCGAGCCTCGCCTTGACGAGCTGGCCCAACAGCGTGCCGAGCGCCGACAGATCGGGCGGGTTGCCGAGACCGCGCGCGACGGCCTCGAACTCGGTGACCGTTGCCGGCACCGGCGGCGGGGCGGCGGTGGGCTCCGCCGGCTCCTCAACCGCATAGTCCGCGGCCGTCACGCCATGGCGGAGATCGTCATTGAAATCGTCGCCATGTAGGGGACCGACGATACGATGGGCGATATTGGCAATGTTGAGCCGGTCGGCCAGCGTGGCCGCGGCCTGCCGTCCCGCGTCCCCCGCATCGGAGAAGATGGTCACCCGCGCGACGCCGTCCGGCCATTGCCACCGTCGCAGCCCGTCGGCCGACAGCGCCGCCCACGTCGGCACTCCGAAGATCGCCTGCGCCGACAACGCCGTCTCGATGCCCTCGGCAATGCCGAGGTGGCCGTCCTCCGGCAACGTCGCCAGACGCACCGAGCCGCCGGCTACGGCATCCAGCATCTTCTTGCCGGCCGGCGCCTTGGCCGAGCCGTCCTCGAGCAGGAAGGTGCGATGGATGCCGCCGGTCGGCACGCCCGCGCCGTCGCGCACGATGGCAACCATGCCGGGCCAGCCGCGTTTGGCGTCATAGTCGGTCAGGTCCGCGTGGAACAGCAGATCGGGCGCAGCCGGATCCACGAGCCCGCGGCTTTGCAGGTAGATCTCGGCGGTGGAGCCGGCGAGCGGCTGGCAGCCATCGAGGATGCGGGCGACCTCACGGCCGTGGTCGCGTTGCGACGAGGGCCGGGCCGACGATGGAATTACCGACGATGGACGTGCCGGCAGCGGCCGGTCGAGATGCGCCAGCCGGGCCGCCTCCTCGAACAGGGCGCCGTTTGCCATGCCCGTCGCGTGATGGATCAGGTCGATCGGGCCGGCGGATTCGCCGGTCGCATGATCGTAGCCCCAGCCGGCGCGGGGCCCGCGTAGATGAATGACGCAGGATCCCTCCTTGCGCGGCGGACGGCCGGAGAGATCGGCGCACCGCAGCGTCTTGCGATCCGGCGAGAGCCGCGCCCGCGGAAACAACCCCGGCAGCCAGTCGGACGCCGTCGCCATGAGCTGCTCGCGTACCGCGGCGAGATCGAAACGTACCGGCGGTTGCCAGACGTCGTTGAGGTCGATCATGCCCGGGACCTCAGGCAAGGATCACCAGCCCCTTCTCCGCACGCGTAATGACCGTGTAGAGCCAGCGCCGGCGATCCGATTCAGTACGGCCGAGGCCATCGTCCCACACGACCACATTCTCCCATTGTGAGCCCTGCGACTTATGCCCGGTGATCGCCCAGCCGAAGGTCGCCTCGGTCAGGTGGCGCTTCTCCTTCCAGTCCCGGTCGTGGCGATGGCGGTCGAACGCGACGTGGTCTTCGAAGTGCCCCTTGTAGATGCGCAGGCGTGCCCGCGAGCCGTCGGCTCCGGGATCTCCAATGCGGTTGCCGTCCTCGTCCGTCACCACGGCCGAGATGTAGAGGCTGCCCTCGTCGACGACATCCTCCAGGGTGAGAAACATGCCATTGATCAGCCCGAGGTCGTTCTGGTTTTTCAGGCACACGATCTTCTCGCCGGAGCCGCTCGGCAGCCAGCCGTCACCGAAGCCCGCGGCACGCCGCATCGCGTTGTTGAGCTGCAGGCGGGTCGCGTTCATGCCGCAGATCACCTGTCCCCCGCGCAACGCCTGCTCCGGTGACACGTCCATCTTGCGCATCTTCCAGACGAAGGTGTCGTACTGGCCAAATCCGATCGGCTCACCCTGGCGGGCCATGGTGGCAAGCCGGATGATGGCACTCTCGGCCGCTTGCCGATGGATCTCGGTCAGCATGATGTCGGGCGCATCCCTGGTGAAGGCACCCTCGCCCTTGATCGGCGGCAGCTGGCCGGGGTCGCCCAGCACCAGGATCGGCTTGCCGAAGCTCATCAGATCGCGCGCCATCTCCTCGCCGACCATGGACACCTCATCCAGCACGATCAGCCGGGCATGCGCGGCATCGCTTTGCGGATTGAGCGCGAAGCGCGGCTTCTTCATGCCCGACAGCGCCTGGCGCATGGCCTCGATGGCTGCTTCGGCGGCGGTACGCTCGAACCCGGCGAGCCGGCGGGCGGCCTTTTGTGCCTCCTCGATCTTTACGACCGCCGCCGCCACCTCTTCCTCGGTCGCCTCGATGACACTGTAGATCAGGCTATGAATGGTACGCGCCGGCGTCCCCTTGCGGCGCAGGACCAATGCCGCCTTGCCGGTAAAAGTGGCGGTCACCACGCCTGGCACGCAGCTGTCGCCGCCACGGCCGCTGCGATGCGGATCGAGACCGAGTTCCTCGAGGGCAAACTTGAGCGTGGTCGACTTGCCGGAGCCTGCATAGCCAAACAGCCGAAACACCTGCTGCGTGTCGGCCCGGTTCTCGAACCAATCCTTTATGGCGGCAATCGCCCGGGCTTGTGTGTCCGAAGGTGTGAACGCACTCATGCCATCTCTCCGACCGAGACCGTGTAGTCCTTCACGATCCCGCCACGTGCGCGATCGCCCACCTCGCAAGGCTGGACGAAGACACGACGCCCATCGACAAGGGTGCGCCAATGCCCACGCCTGACATGCCACCGAGGACTGGCGTGCGTACCGCCGCCCTGCCCCGTGCACCGACGCATCCTGTCCAGGTCGATATCTACCAGCTTCCAGTTCCAGCCCGTGACGCCAAGCCTGGAAAGCTTGGGGCGGCGGGTTCGGGGAAACGGCCGCTCGTTGACGGTGGGACCGGTCGAAAGCAAGGCCAGGGCCCGCCATACGATTCCGCTCGCAACCAGCGCGTAGATCTCGACATCACTCGAGCTCAGGAGTGGGTTAGGCTCCACCTCAGCGTATCCGTCCCCTCGAAAGAAGGCCGTGCACTGCACGTCGCTCCAGCGAGACTCGTGTCGTGACCGTAGAAGCAGATACGCTTCGACGCCCTTTGCCGTTCGCTGGACGTAGACCACCTGCGCACGGAACCGCGGGCTCTGGTCGACGACCTCGAACAGAACCGCATCGTGGGGCAAGCACAACGGCTCCGCCGAGACGCGCCGGGCAACAGCATCGACTTCGTCAGAGTCGAAGCGCTCCTGGTCCGTGAAGAGATAGATGGGGGCCTGCGCGATACCGGCCAACTCATCCACCCGCCAGAACCGCATGGCTTTTCGGGCGATGATTCGCTTGAGATCGTACGATTCCGGGATCATTGGTCGTTCCTCCAGCAGCGCCGCGCGTAGGCGCACCAGCGACAGAGATAGAAGTCGGGGCTGGCGGCGATGCGCGGCGGCAACTCGCCGGCCTCCGCGGCGCGTATGATGTCGACGGCCTTGTCGGAGAGCGCTTGGGCTGCGCGGGCGTCGAAGGCCACGATCTCGTGATGCAGCGCCTGCGTGTCCTTGTTGAGCGCGGTGAACAGCGCCGATCCAAGGTTCATGTAGGCCATGTAGATTTGGAGCTGGGCGAAGTAGACCGGCTTCGACCGCTGCACGCCGTGTTTGACGGTATCGGTCCAGGACTTTGAACCGAGTGCCTTGTGCTCCCACAGGACCGGCCAGGCGACGCCGATATCGGGACCGGCGACGATGACGCCGTCGATGTGACCCCGGATGCGGCCGTTGGCGGTGACGAACCCGAACTGCTCGCCGTCGCTGCGATGGGTGCGCAGGTCGAAGCCCGCGGCGCGCAGCCAGCGGATCGACAGGGTCTCGAACTGGTGGCCGGCGTCGAAGATCCGGAGCGTGCGGCCATCGAAGTCCTTGCCGGCATCGAGCGGGGCGCGGGTGTATTCGTAGACCAGCTTGCGCGCACAGGGCTCGCCGATCCGGCTGCCGCCGAGATACGTGCGTGGACGCTGCTGGCGATTGCGGTCGACCAATGCGCGATCGATTAGCGTATTGATGCGCCCTGTGATCGGCTCTTCTTGTGAGGCGCCGTAGACGACTTGGGATCCATGGTTCAGGTCGATCATTGCTGGCGCTCCCAAAAACCGCCGGCGGCGGCGATGCATTGGAGCTTGTGCTGCTGGGCCGCGCTCAGCGTCACCCCGCCACCATAGGTGCGGAGCTTCGCCCGCAGGCTCTCGCAAAATTCGATCGTCGAAGTCGGTCTCGGCACTTCGCCTCGGCCTTGTCCAGCAATGCCATCAGGCTCGCGGTGGGGCCGTCGTCGTTCAGGTCCAGCATGGTNGTGTGCNNCTCAAAACGGCAGCGGGTCGTCGAACGCAGTGCCGGTGCGCTCCTTGCCACCGGCCTGGCGTTGCATGCTCTCGACGAAGCCGGTGATCGCCGCTTCCAGCAGCTGGTCGATGTCGGCGGCGGTGCGGTGATAAAACGTGTCCATCAGGCCGAGTTCGGTCAGCGCCTCGGCAAAAGGCTTGCGGGCATCCTTCAATGCCTGTGTCTCGCGGGCTGTCTTGTCGATCATGCCGTTCGTCCTTCTTGCGATCTCGGCGCCGACGTCCAGGCAGCGCATCGAGCAGAAGCGGTAATAGGGAAAGCGGTCCCAGCGCAGGTGATGGACGTAACCGAAGCCACGCCCCTCCCGGCTGCAGAGAGCGCAGGGGCCTATGCGAGCAAGAACCGGGTCAGGGCCCCGGCGTCGGCCGGCTGGTCCCTGATCCGATCCATTCCCAGCACCACGAAGCGCGAGATGGCGTTCGTGGCCATGGCTTCGAGATCCGCCATGCTCAGCGCGGCGATGGGTTGGTGAAGCCGTCCGCGTCCTTCGAGCCATTCACCCATCGCCTTCGCTGCTTCACGCGTGACGTGCGCCTGCCACTCGTCTGAGTTCATGGCCGTCAGCCGTTGAGCCATTGCGGGCCGGTCGGCGCAGCCGGAGCGGGTGCCGCCGCGGCAGCGGTCGCCTGACCGGTCCACGGCTTGTCGGAAGTGGCGGCAGGTGTGCTCCAGCCCGGCGTCTGCTGGACCGCCGATGGCGCCTTGCGCGGCCGGGCATTCACCGGATCAGCCGTCACGCTCTCGCCGCGCATGATGGCCGCGTAGTGCGGCTCGCCCGGCAAGACCACGTTGGCCAGCTTGTTGGCGTCCTTGTATTGCGGGTCCGACGCGGGCTCGATCATGATGCGCGCGGCGAAGACAATGCCGTCGAGCTGCTTTAGTCCCTGAATGACCCTCTTCTGCCGGGCAGCCGGGGTCTCATCGCGGGGATCGAGGCCGAGCGCGCTGTCGATCATGGCGCGGAAGGTGCCCTTGGAGATGTTCCAGCCCTTGGACTGGCCCTTGTCGTCGAGCTTGCCGCCGGAGACGGTGAACATCTGCCAGAACTTGCGCCGCGCGAAGGCTCCGTCGACCGCGGTGAATTCGCAATCGAGCATCTTGGCGTCGCTCGTCTTGGAGGCCCTCAGCAGGCCGGCGTCGAACGGCGTCGCGCCGTTTACCCCGCCGGGGCGGACGATCATCCGCAGCTTGGCGAAGGTGCCGTCGGGGATGGTGTCGCCGACGGGTGTCATCTGCGGGCCGGCGTCGTTCATGTCGTACATGGTGGTTCTCCTGTGGGTTGGTGGTTCAGGCTGACAAGGCGTTGGGGGTGGCGGACGGTCCCGGCCACGGCGGCGAGGCTGTCCGGTTGATCTTGGCGAGCAGTGCGCCGAGATCGGGCGGCTCGGTGACATCGAGGCGGCCCGAGCGGTCCTTGGCGGGCAGGCCGAAGGGATTGCCGGCACGGCACACCAGCCGGCGCTCCGTTGCCCGTTCGTCCAATACGAAGTTCCCCTCCCCGTCCCGGGCAAAGAGGTGAAGCGACATCACCTGGTCCACGATGCCAGGCAGCTCGCGCCCCGCCTTCGAGCCCTCCATCTGCGGCTGCCAGGTGACGGTGTTGAACTCATCGGTCACCTTCTCCAGCACGCCGACGAAGATTACGGTCTTGGCCGGCGCATGCTGCAGGTGCTTCAGTGCCTGAATGACCTCCCGTCCCAGCAGACCGTAGGCGCCCCGGATATCCGGCTTGCCGGTGCGCTCGGAGAAGGCTTCCGGCTGCTGCCGGGCATAGGCCATGGCCTGGCGGGTGAGATCGGTGATCGAGTCGACGAACACGATCGACTTCGAGGCGAGATATTCCTCGACGCCGGTGCCGGCATAGATGCTGCGGACGTGCTGGTGATGATGGGCGCTGTACCAGGCATTGGGATCGACGGCGGGATCGGGGCCCCCGATCAGCACCGCGAGATCGCGAAAGTCGGCGAAGCTGCGGACCGGGATGCTGCCCCCGGACCAGTCCTGCACCGACTTCATCCCCGCCTCGAGGTCCAGGCAGACCGTGTCGGCGGGCGGCAACGACTTCAGCGTGAACGTCTTCCCCGATCCCGGAGGACCGAAGATGGCCATCGAAGTCTTGTTGTGGGCGGACGACAGGCGTTCGTCAGCGGTTACAATGCGTACAGGCACGAGTTGCTCCAGTGGTTGCGGATCATTTGGGAGACGGCGGGGCTTGACCGGGTGCCGAAGGGGTACCTGCCCGTCCTTTCGGATCGAGCTGCCCCGCCGATTGGGGGATCAGCTCTTGTCGTCAGTGGTGAGCGAGAGCCGGAAGTTCTGCTTGCCGGTGTTCACCGTGCGCGCCGGCGCGAAGGCTGCACGAATGTTCTCAGGCCAGGCGGTGTACTTGCGCTCGGGGACCTTGATGGCGATGTCGACGTACTGGGTGGGATCGTCACCGGCGGCGCGGATGCGCTCGACCACCGCGGTGATCAGCGCCTGATCCCAGTCGACCCGCTTGGGCAGGTCGGCCACGACGGTGACACCGTCCTGCTCGAAGCGCACCGTGCCGGTGTCCTTGCCGGCCTCGCGACGCAGCGTCTGAACGTGGTCAGCGAAGCGCAGCGCGATGGCGCCATCGATCCAGTCCTTGGCTTTCTTGCTGGCGTCGAGCGCAGCCGCGGCGTCCTCCTGCAGCAAGGCAAGATGCTCGGCGGGCAGCGCGGCGACCTCGCCGATCGGCAGCGTGCGTATGCTGTCCAACGTGGGACGGTTGGTTACTCCAGACATCAGGCTTTCTCCTCGGGGATGAGCGTTGAAATCGACACTGGGCTTGAAACGGGGCGCGGCCTGGCGATCGCGAGGTAGAGGAACTGTTCAGGCGCGAGCCGTCGCTGCATCAGATGCACGAAGCCGAGCTCTGCGAGCTTCATCGCCATGCTGCCGGTCTTCGCCACCCCGCGCGCTTCCGGCGACAGGAAGGGCTGCCCTGGAGGCCCGCGATCGATAGCGAGCAGACCACGGTGATAGACCAGCGCGTCGCCGGGTTCGGCGTGCGCGACCCAGGCGCACAGCGCGATCTCATCGAGCCGGGGCGCGAGGGACGTCGCCACTCTCATGCCTGCCCCCGTTCGGCATTGGCATGCTCGACGCGGGCGGCCTCGAAGGCTTCGATGTCCTGCAGTCGGTAGCGGACGCGGCCGCCGATCTTCAGATGCGGCGGGCCCTGTCTCCTATGCCGCCAACGCTCCAGCGTGCTGGGGCTCAGTCCCCAGCGCCGGGCCAAAAGTTTGCTGCTGAGACATTCTATCCGTTCCATCGCTTCGATCCCGACCGTTCAATGACGGCGAGAAGATCGAGCACGAGAGGGGGGGATGTCGTGTAGACTAGAAGGGGACCAGGTGTGGGACGGCGGTGGGATTTGAGGGGGACAGAGGGGGACGAGCGTGGGACCAGCGTCCCACCCCTGTGGATAAGCCCGCAAACCGCGGCCGCGCACATGAGTGACCAAGAGAATTTGTGTGATGCTTCGAGCGTCCCCGAAGACAAGTTCATTGCAACAGGCCGAGTGGCCGCGCGCGTCCTAAGCGCTTGGACCGTTCTCTCCGTCGACGATATCCAGTTGTATGACGAGCCAGAGCGCTATCGGCTCTGGGTCATCGATCCCGTTTTGGCGAGTCTTCCGTTCGGCACCCGTTGGCCGGTCCTACGAAATAGACGGATACGGCGGCGCTCAGGCGAAAGTGCCGTCGCGGCGAAACGATAGCTCCCTTTCCCATCGGCTTGCACCAGTTGACGCCAAACCGACCGGCGCTTGAATAAATCTGCAAGCCGCAACGTCGTCGATCCGATGTCACCCAGCAGGCGCTTGCCGTCGCGCCACGGATCGTCCGCGTCACTCGCAAGTTTTAGCAGGCGCAGCACGGCAGCCTGCTTTGGCCCAAAGCTATGCCACTCGCCGGCGATATAGACTTTGGTGAAGTCATCGTTGTGAGAGAACTCCGCAATGGGCAGAGCTTCAAGCGCCGACGTTGCACCATGCTCGCGCTCGAAGCGGTCGCGCTCCTCCCGCGTCACGATCAGATCGTCGCGGCGTACAACCATCTCCCGCATATCGGATCTCACGTGCAGATAGGTGTTCGGCTGGGCGGCTCGAAACGCCCGCACCTCGGCATGCCCGTCGCGGAAGATTTCCAGCAGGCTGCTGCGCTGCAACGGCTGCGGACCGTTCAGGATCGGCAGGTCTTGCAGCGCAGGGCCTTCGCCCACCCGGCTCCCCTCCCAACTCCCCATCTCCGCCGGCAAGTCGACCACGAAAACCGAGAGCTGCAGCATCTCGTCGAGGGCGTAATCTTCGATGTCGCTCAACGGGATCGCCCAATGCCTGGCGACGTCGCCAATCCGGAACCAGCGCTTCTGAGGTAACGGCACCCCACCCTCCCTTGATGAATTGACGTGAAGCAGACACCGCGGGCGAGCAGAGGGCTCCCGCCGCGCCCCTATTGAACCAGGGCGTAACGGTGCAGGCGATATTCGATGAACGAAGAAGAAACGCTAAAACGCTCGGCCAGATCGAGCAGCAATTCCTCGACCCGAATCGGATCTCCGCCGGCGCGCAGCACGGGTTCTCCCTCGCCGGCGTTTCGTAGCGGCAGCCGCAGGGCTATCGCGCGGCGCACCAATTCACGATGCAGCAGCGCCCGCGGCGCCAACAGGGCGCCCATGAACTCGTTGGCACGAAACTCCCGCCAATCCATTCCGCCGCGTCCACGCGACGCCGCGGCCAGATGGCCCTCGTTAGGCGTCACCATGGCGAATGCCGGCTTGCCCGCCTGGCGCAGCATCGACGGGCCATCGAACACGGCATGACCGAACTCATGGGCCAGCGTCGAGCGTTTGAGATACTCCCGCTCCGCGATCAGCTTGGCGTTCAGGCTAATGAGCACGATGTCGGGCAAGGCCGGATCCGCCTCGGTGACGCCCAGCGCTTCACGCCCCCGTCCATCATGGACGCTGCGCTCAAAATCCCAGTGCGTGGCGATGGCTATGCCATTGATCATCATGCGGCCGGCGGCCCGGATCAGCCGTTCGAGATCGAGACAGACAACTGAGCGGCCCGGCGCGAGTTGTCGGCGGACCTGGTCGGCCACGCCCCAGATCTGTTGCGTCGTCATGGGACGCGGCTCACGGCTGGAGCGGTCATGGGCATAGATAACCGCGAGGGTCATCGACTTGCCCTCCGGGCGGTCTGCTGCCGGTAGACGGCAATGACATCCTCGGTACGCGCCCGCAGATCCGGCGGAAGGCGCCTGGCTGCGGCGAACAGGTCGTCGGCCGGCAGGTCGAGCGCGCGGGCCAGCGCCGATACCAGATGGTCCGGCGGCGGGTTCTCCCGTTCGCGCTCGATGCGCGACAGATAGGCGATGGAAACCTCCACTCGACGCGCCAGTTCGGTGAGCGTCATGTCCTGCCGCTCACGTTCGCGGCGAAGGCATTTTCCGAAGGCCATAGGCTCCCTCCCGGGGCTTTTGTGCTTGATGCAAACCAGTCAATCCGCGGCTTGCGGCAGCCGCGTGTTCTTTATATGTTCTCCTTCCTGAGGTGTCGAATCGAATCTCACAAAAGAGCCCGCCATGGCCGATCAAATCGTCATCACCGAGAAAACCAGCCAGGCCAAAGACGTCCGCACCGCCGTGGGTTCTCGCTACGGCAACATTCTCCCGGCCGAAGGGCATTTGATCGACCTGCAAGAGCCGGAGGAAGCGGACCCCGCGTGGAAGCGATGGACGCCGATCCTGCTACGGCCCGAAGGGCTTTACGGCACGCGACCGGCGGTCGGCGGCAACAAGGCTGCAAAGCTGGCGGCCATTCGTGAGGCACTGCGGACGGCCAAGCGGGTTTGGCTGGACCACCGACTGCGACCGCGAAGGCCAGCTGATCGGTCAGGAAATTCTCGAACACTACAACTACCGCGGTCAGGTGATGCGGGTGCTGTTCACCGCGCAGGATTCCCAGACCATCCGCGACGCATTTGGCAGCGCCAAGCCCAACTCCGAATATTCCCGCCTGTATGCCGCCGCGGTCGCACGCCGGCAGGCTGACCAGATTTATAATCTCTCCCTCACCCGCACCGCGAACCGTCATCCTGGGACAGGGTGCCCGAGGCGTGATCGGTGTCGGGCGCGTAAAAACGCCGACGCTGGCGATCGTTTGCAGGCGCGAACTCGAAATCAGGAACTTCGTGCCGGTTACATACTTCGAGATTGTCGCCACGGCGAAGGTCGCTGCTGGCGAATTCAAGATGCGCCATGCGCCGAACGAGAAGATCCTCAAGCGCGAGAATGCGGAGACCGTCGCCAAGGCCGCTGAAGGTTTCGTGGGTTCGCTCGGCGTGAGGGTCGAGGACAAGAAGCAAAGTCCGCCCAAGCTTCACGACCTGCCGTCCCTGCAAAAGCTCTGCGCTTCCCGTTTCGGCTGGTCGGCGGCCAAGACGCTGGAAGTCGCGCAAGAACTCTATGATGGCCAGGGCAAGAAGATCATCACCTATCCCCGCGCCGAGGTCCGCTACCTCCCGGAGAGCCTGATCGCGGACGTGCCCAAGATCGTGGCCGGCCTTCAGGTGGGGCAATCGTTCAAAGAAATTCCGGTGCCGACACCGCCCGTGATCCGCAAGGGCGCGCACGGGTCATTCCACGACAAGGGACTCGAGGGCGCCAGCCATCACGCCGTCATCCCGAACGTCAACACCGTCGATAACCTTCGTGAGGTCTGGCCACGGCTTTCGATCGACGAGAAGAAGCTATTCGACGTGATCGCTCGAGCCTATCTCGCCGCCCTCATGCCTGATTTTCGCTATCGGCAGACGACCGCGATGCTCGATGTCAAAGGCTTCCCCTTCAAGGCGACCGGTCGCCAGCCCATCGATATCGGATGGCGCGCGGCATTTCCGGAATGGCAGCCAGCCGACGAGAAAGGTGATGGTGGGGTTCTGCTTCCTGCGATACGCGACGGCGAGACTGCTCGACTGCATAATCCAGTCGTCGAGACCAAGGAGACCAAGCCCCCTCCCCGCTACAACGAGGGCACGCTGATCGAGGCGATGCAGAATGCCTGGCGGTTTGTCGAAGACGAGGTTCTGCGGGACCGATTGAAAGAAGCCAAGGGCATCGGCACACCGGCCACCCGCGCCGAGATCATCGGCGGGCTGAAGCGGCAGGATTTCCTGATCGCCCAGGGAAAGAACATCGTGCCCACCGACACCGGGCTAAAACTATTCGGCGTCCTCAAACAGGCTGATCCGGCCCTGGTCGACCCGGGGGTGACGGCGCAGCTCGAATGCCTTTTGGACGATGTCGTCGTCGGCAAGCAGGAGATGGTCGGCGCCATCGATGCCGTGTGCGACGTCGCGCTGCGCATCATCGGCAAGCTGAAGGACGGTTCTTCCGCCGGAGGGGCTCCGTTGCTCGGCCCGGGCTTCGGCGGCGCGGGCGGCGAACGTCCACCAACGCCTGCCATGAGGCGTTTTGTCGATATCCTCGCGCGCCAGAAGCGTATCAAGCCGGCACCTGGCTACTACACGTCCGGATCCATCTGCCGGGCGTTCCTCGAGCAACATGCCCCCAAGAAGGCCGGCGGCGAGACTGCAGCTGCGCCTGCTTCCACGGCGGCGACCCCGGAGCAAGTCTCGGGGACTGAGGGCGTGCCCGTCCGGAAGCGCCGCCGGGCCGCGGACACAACAGCGGCTGCCCCGCCGCCCAAGAGAGCGGCACGGGGAAAGAATCCCCGAAAGCCCAAGTTCGGTAATCCGCCGGCCAAGGCGTCCGGCCTTCACCTGCGTGATGTCGGCCGCAACACGCCGCTCAAAATTCCTTACGGCAACAAGGAGGTCGCGCAAAAGCTCGGGGCCCGCTACGGCGCCGACGGCTGGTACGCGCCTCCCGGTGTCGATCTCTCCGCCTTCAAGGAAAAAGGCTGGCTGTGACGCCTGGTGGCGCTCAAATCCACCATGACGGTCAATGGACCGGCTGTGCGACCAGGCGGACGCCGAGCGCGGCGCAGACGCTGCTGATCGTGTCGAAACGCGGAGAGCTGTCCGCCCGCAGCGCCTTGTAGAGCGCTTCGCGAGCGATGCCGGCCTTCTTCGCGATCACGCTCATGCCGTGGGCACGCGCAATGTCCCCGAGTGCCGAAGCCAGCAGCGCGGCGTCGTTTGCCTCGAGAACGTCGGTGAGATAGGCCGCGATCGCCTCCTCGTTGCCGAGGTAGGCGGCCGGGTCGAACAGGGGTAGGTCGGCTGCCTTGATCTTCTTCTTTCTCTTCATCTGGTGCTCCTCATTTCACTCGATCTCTGCCGCGAGCGCCTGCGCCCGCTTGATGTCCTTGGGCTGCGTGGCCTTTATGCCGCCGGCGAGCAGCACGACGATCTGGCCACCACGGCGGGTGAAGTAGACTCGCCAGCCGGGGCTGCGGTGGATACGCAGTTCCATCACACCGCCGCCGATCGACTTCGTGTCGCCCATCAAGCCTGCCTGCAGGCGCTTGATCCGCGCCACGATGATGCCCTGGGCCGTCACGTCGGAAAGGCTGTTGAGCCAGGCGCTGAAGGCGGGGAGGGTCTTGATCGTGTACACGCCGCGTCTGTAATCGAACGATTACATTCTGTCAAACGGAGACGACCGAGGTCGCGATGCGTCTGGCCTACGATGGCACCACCGGCACTTTCGATCTCGCCCTGACGCCGGCCGGCGGCATCGATCCCTGCATCGGCAACGGCGGCGCCCTCAAAGAAGCTCACGATTCATTGCAGCAATCGTCAAGGCTGCCCCGCATAACACCGCACATCACCGCACGCGCCCGCTCGTCCTCGCCGACATGATCAGAAGGCGAATTCCTTCGCTAGATTGATCGCACGCGCAACCCGTACCGCGATTGATGGTTATGTCTCCCCTCCATCCCGACCGCCTGTCAGCCGACAAACGCCTCGCCGAGATCGGCCACATCCTGGCGCAAGGCTGGAACGATCTCCGCGGCCGGAAGTCCAGCGCTTTGGCAGCGACTGTCTCAGGCCATGTCAGACCCAGGAAGTGGCGCCGAACGTCCGACTGGACTGTTCGCGCAAACGAAGCATGTCATTGGACACGGAGGCAACCAACGGCCTCTGCCGGTGCGGGGACGCGGACATGAACCGCCGCATCACCAACCGGGCCGCCACGCAACCCCGCCGCGGGCTCGATCGTGACGAGGCAGCGATCTACGTCGGCATTACCCTGGCAACTTTTGACCAGATGGTGAATGACGGCAGGCTGCCGAAGCCGAGCGAGTTCGATGGCGAGTTTGTATGGGATCTGGTGCAGCTCGACCGGGCATTTGACCGGCTGAGCGGGCTGCGCCGAACCACGCTGTAAGAGCGCAACGATGTCACGGCCGAGGAAACCTTACCGCATCAAATTGCAGGGTCATCGAACCGGACATCCATTCTTCGACCTGATCATTGACGGCAAGAAGTATCGCCTCGCCGCCACCAGCAAGGAGGCCGCCGCGATCGAAGGTGCGGTCCGCTATCAGGAAGTCGCCGCCGAGCGGCAGGCGCTCCGCGCCGCCCGGGCAGCGCCAGGCCCCCGTCAACCGGCGTTGAAGCCAGAAAAGGGATCGCTGCGCGAGGCAATCGTTGCCTACCTGGGGTCGGACACTTTCGGGCTGTACAAGCCGGGAACGGTCAAGCAGCGCCGCAGCATGTTCGATGTGATCTTGCGGTCGCCGGCATCGAGCGGGCGACACGTACTTGGCGACAGTCTTCTGGTCGATTGGCTGCATGGCGCCGACGCGCGCGATGCCGTGCTGCGCATCATGGGGGCTTGCGGCGAGAAGGTCGAAGCGGCGCGCCGGCGGCTCATCGCCCTCAACCAATTCTTCACCTGGTTGCTGGGCGACGAGCCGCAGGCCGCTGAGGCCCGGTCAACTCTTCGCATCAACGTCAAGACCGCCTGCAACCCTTGCAAAGACGTCGAGCCGCCCAAGCGTAAACGTACCAAGGGCGGCGCGATGCGTCGGGGCCACACACCCTTCACCAACGATCAAGTCGAGGAGTGGCTGGAGGCCAGCAGGGATGACCCTGAACAGCATCGGGCTGTTCGCTTCCTTCAGATGACGGGGGCCCGCATCAGCGACCTGCACAGGCTCAATCGCGGAATGATCAAGAACACGCCACACGGCCGCGTGCTGACTTATGTTCCTGCCAAGGGCGATGACAGCGCCTTCCGGGAGGGCCGGCCCGATCCCGCGGTCGTCCCGCTGGTGCCAGAACTGCACGCGCTGATCGAAGAGCTGCCGGTCGACCGCTTCACTTTCATCCACTCTGAGTTCGATCGACCCTATCAATCCGCCGCGAGCTTCGGCAATCGCGTGCGCAAGTGGCGGCGGGAAGCTGGCCTGCCCGAGGGGTTGAGCGCCCACGGCATGCGCAAGGCCGCCACGCACTGGTGGCTGCGCAACCATCGCGATCTGATCCCGAATACTTTCGCGCTGAAGACCATTTTCGGCTGGGTCACCGACAAGGAGCTGAACCGCTACACCCGCGACTTCGACCGCGAAGCCGAGGCTGACGGCATGCTGATCAAGCTCAACGAGCGTCGGAAGGCTACCGTTTCTGCCGGACGCTTGCTTCTCTAG